ATTTGTAAATTTTCTCAAGTCCATATAAGAAGTTGAAGGTGGCTTGACGTATACCACCACCCTCTCTCTTCTCCTTACTATCTCCAAAGTCAACTAGCTCATCAGCACATGATAGGTTATTGTTGCACACGTTGTTTAACGCATTACTCAAGGGGTTCTTAACCTTATCCTTGAACATCTCATCTAATTGCTTTATGTAGAATTCAAACGCTTCCTCCTTAGAGGTAAACAGTAACACCCTTCCCCCTACGAAATGCTGTGCCACCAACATGTCTGTAATGGTGTTTAAAAACTCCTGCTCATCAGCACTGTTACCATCCATCATGTTTAAGACTTTATTGGTCTTGTAGTACAGCGAATGATTATATTTCTTCTTTGTCTCCATGTTTAAATTTTAATTTATAACTAAATAATATTCTGTTTATTCCTCTGCCAAACTCATCATCTCCATCAAAATCTTCATGCACATCTTCCTCCAACTCCATGTCTGTTCTGAGTTCTATCAAACTTTTTTCTAAGTCTTGTAGCCTTTCCCAATCACATCTAAATTCTAATGGTGACACCCATCTAATATTTCTTTCTTGTGACATGCCAGTGTGCAATACTCTACCTATTATATCTCTAACCTCCATGACCTTATTGTATTTTTCTTCTGATAGGTATGCCCTCAGCTGAACCAATCTGCCATATGGCAAAGATGCAATCTTTTCTTCAATAGTCAATGGCTCACCCTTCCTATTTTCTGCACTGTTAAAATAAAGATAGGCATCACCTAATAATGCTAATGCTCTATCAACGCTCTGTGGTTTTATGTTCTTTACTGTGTTGTAAATCTCATACATAAGTCTTGTCTTTTTTTCTGCTTGTTCCATGATTTTATTTTTTTATAAGTTTATTAATAATTTCTCTTGCTTGTTGTTCCATTAATCTCCAATCAGTACCACAAGTTATTCGTGGCTCACCATCAGGTATGCTATCGTAAAAATCTGCTGCCTCTTTGTATTCTGCTACTAACTGAGCCATTGCTGTAATCAACATCTTTTTCTCTGCTTCTGTTATAGGGAATATATATACCATTTGTTTTCCTCCTTATTTTAAATTATAAATTGATTGAAGATTTTCTTCAAACGTTTTTGTGTTTGTCTGGTGATCTAGATAAGCTATTCTTTTGTTGAAGAGAATCGCACCCTTACACCCCTTAACCCTAGCTTTAGTCTTTACATCTACAAAGCTATCGTATAAGTATGGGTTGTAGGTGGCTGACCTATAGCCTTTGTTTACTATTAGGTCAGGTACTCTATCAAAAGATATAGGCTGTACTACCTTCGCTATTGCAAAGGCATGTACATTCTTTCTCTTCTCTTTGATTACTCTTTGCCTACCTTTTTCTGATACCCTAAACTCTACATCTGTGAGCACTAGGTTGTCAGCATAAGCCTTGAGTCTCCATCCATTCTTATCAGCATCCCATCCTAGTATGCTGTAAGTCTTAAGGTGCAGGTTATAATATACCTTGTACCCTTTATCTGTATTCCAATTTCTCATTACTTGGCTCATGATATCTGTATTAAAAGTTTAACAATGCAGTACACAAATAATGTACTGAAGATTACTAATGTGGATGTTATCTTGGCTACATCCCAACCATACATGTGAATTGCTTTCTTCATAATTTAAAATTTAAATGGTTCGTTTCCTTTTTTGATTCGTTCTAGTCATAATTTATATATTTACTCGTTAGGGTTTCAATTATAAAATCATCTAATGATTCTTGTGAATCTTCATCTCTTTGAGCATTGTGTTTCTCTAACCATTTCTCAGGGTTGTTAGTTATTACTTGTAATTCTTTTTCCCCATTCCATTGACCTAGAGTTGAATAGTCAAAATATATTGCATATTTAATTGATTGTTCCATCTTATTTATTTTATTAAACGTTTCTTAATTGTACTTATTAATTTCGATATCTCAGCACCACTTAATGCTCTTGTATCTTCTTCATCTTCGATCATGAATGTCTGAGTATATTCATCTTTACTCATTGATTCCAAAGATATGCAATCAATAGTTGAGTCAAGGTCAGGTGTCCATAGAGATATGGTGTTGTGTTCGATAAATGATATCAGTCTCAACACCTCATCCCTTAGTAGTGGAGACACTGAGTTGATTAACTCAGCATCTACTATCTCAGGCTCTACCTTCAGTAATATGAAGTCTCCATCAATCCACTGCAGGTATTCCTTACCTTTAGTGTATAGCTTGAGGTTCATCTGATGAAGGGTGTTGAACAGTGAGCTATAACCCTGGTACTCATCAGCGTATAGCTCTAACCCTTGTGCAATCTTCTGCAGTTCATCTCCCATCACCAACTTATAGCTGTGGTCTGTGGGGTTGAGGTACACAGCCTTGACAAACTTTGTATTCTCTGCAATCCTACCTATTAGGTGGTAGTACACTACACCTTTTACCTTGTCGTCTTGAAAGGTAATGCTACCTTTTGTTCTTCTCTCTAAAACCTCAGCACTATGCACATTGCCCTTGATTGATTCAATGTGCTTAATGGCTAGGTCTTTGCAGTGGTTCTGTACTAACGAAAGGCTTTCTGCTTTTAGCCATTCTACCTTTCGAGTCCAAGTGTCGATAATAATATATGTCTTCATATTTTCTAGTTATTATAGTTATTTAAATTGTTAATGATATTTGTTTTACTGTCTCTTGTGGGGTTGTTCATTTCATCAGCTACCTGAACGTCTTGTCCCATCTCTTTTAAGATATAGTGTAGCTGTACTGCATTCAAACCTAAACTCAATAGCTGATTGATGGCTTGGTTAACTAATGATTGGTGGTACTTATCTCTCAACATCTGTGCTACAGCTGTGTCTTGTAGCCCTGCCATCACTAATCTGTGGTAATCTTTACCAATCTCTGTTGGGTTTATGGTTACGTTTATCTCAGGCTCTTCTAGGTATTCTTTTATCCAATTGATAGCCTCATCGTAGGTATCAACTGTTGCCACATAGCTTCCTGAGTCACCTAAGTAGTTCGATTTATATATGTTCCAACATTTACGTCTGCTTATTAGTTCTTGGTTTGCAACGTTCATTCTCCATACCATAAATCTATCATCTCCTGCATAGATGATGTGCTTGGTGTTGCTTTTCTTAATTATATTCATTGTTATAAGTATTGTGCCCCCTAGTAAAAGGGGGCTGATTAAATTATTTATTTAGTTTGTGGTTGTCATCGAAGACCCTCTCGTCTTTACCATACTTGACCACCAAGTCTCCATCGAAATTCCAAGGGTCACTAGGGGATTGCTCTATGTCTGCTTGGTTGCAGAAGGATACCTCATGCCCATCTTCTTGATTGATTCCAATACACACCTTAACGTTTCCATTGTGATGTGGTAACTCTACACCTATCCAACTTGGGTAAGGATAAAGAGTTTCTTTCTCTTCTAGTAATTCAACTGTCATCTCAGTTGGTTTAGTAAGCACTAACTGTCTGAGCATTTGGTCGTCCATACCTAGCTTTTCTATTATGACTTGCATAGTTTCACCATCTACTTGCATCTCTTGTAGTTGCTTAACGATATTGTTTATTGTTGCCATTGTTTTATGTATTGTGTCCCCTCATACAAGGGGACTGATTAAATTAATAGTTCTTATGTATCTCTCTGTTAGTAGGTAGCTCAATCTCTCCACTGTTAACAGCATCTAGCAAGAGTTTTTGTAGGTCTGTGCTCCCTTTGTGATAAGCAGACAAGAAGTCCCCCTCAACGACAGCTGACATAAAGCTACCCTCACCTCTATAGGTAGACCATTTCATATCTACCCTCTCCTCTTCAGATAGGTAAAACCTTGCTCTGCCAGATAATGAGGATAACGAATTGGCTAACACACATAACATCTGATAACCTCTGTATTGTACAAACCCATTGAGGTGTCTTGGTAGGTAGTACTCTGCCTTGTACTTTTTGGTTTGCTTAACCTCAGGCTCATCTTCAATAAGAGCACATAAGATTAACCCACCATCAAAGTTCTCGTGACATATACCATACACCTGCTGAGTCTCTTGGTACTCTTCAGAATGTTTCTTGATAAAGTTAGCCATTATGTCTACATCTGTCTTGTCTCTAAGGACAGTGTAGCTGTTTGTTAGGGGCTCAATTGCAATCGCTAACATATCATCTTCTAGCTCCTCGTAGCATACTGCACCTGCATTTTCACCAACTGAGTATTGAAATTTTACCTTGTCATTGTCAAGGTTGTGAACTTTCTTCATTTCAACAGGGGCAACCTCTTCTTCAGCTAAGGCTTTGCAGTGAGCAACGATATCATTTGATGTTACTATACTACAACCTGAATCAGAGTATCCTTCTCCATTCCAAGTTTCTATTACTACATATTTTTTAGATTCACTCATAGTTATAAATATTGTGCCCCTCAACTGAGGGGCTGATTAAATTATTTGGTTTCATTTAAGATATATTCGACAGCCTTCTGTGACTGAGCACAAGCAGTCATCACTTCTTTCTTGTGATTCTTCAAGTACTTCACCCATCCATTGATGTAGGCTTTACTGTTAGTGTACTCATCTGATGGTATCAGATTTATCTTAGAGCACAGCATCATTGACCCTACCTCAGCTACAAGTTCCTCTCTTGAGTAAGTCTCAGTGCCAAAGCCATTGAACTTAGCCACTCCCTTTCTGTTGAGTATCTGCTCGTTACCTGTAGAGTGTACCATCTCGTGAAACAGTACCTTGTAGTAGTCCTCTGATGTCTTGAACGTCTCTAGCTTAGGCATCTGTATGTGGTGTGCTGATGGTCTGTAGTATGCTCTGCTACCTCCATGTCTCAAGGAAGGCTTGAGCTCCATATTCTTGTAGACAGCCTTCGCTTTTTTAATCTCTGCGTTCTTGTCTTCAATGATCATTGGTTTCTGTGGAGTCCACTTAGGTTCTACAGTAGCTGACTTGCCATCTAACGTTTCAGTTAACTGAGCTATGTTCCATACGAACTGAGACTTAGGGAACATTCTCTGAGTAAACCTATTGGCTTTGTCTTCTGCACTCATCCCTTTGGTTAACTTCTTGTACTCACCAAAGTATATCCATTTCTTCTTGGTTGCATCGAAGTACATCGTATACCAATAGAATATCTCAGTAGCTCCCTTAGGGACTTTGTATCCCATATCCTTGGCTTGTTTGTACCCTATCCACTCATTCGTTGGATATCCATACTCCATTGCTGAAGCGTAGCAGATAAAGACATTGATTCCTCTATACGCTTTACCTGAGATGTGATTCACTGGTAACATCTCTTGACCATATTCGTTAGTCCAAGACTTGAACCAATTCAAGCCCTTCTCTTGTAGTCCCTTGATAACTATGTTAGTAATCTTCTCATAGATATCTGTTTTTTTCTTCTGTGCCATTGCTCTATTTTTTATGTTGATTAATAAATTTATCATACTCTATCAACCACCCTTCATCATTGAGGGCATAGTCAAGAATATCTTCATCTGTCCATTGGTGTCTATCATCGTATTCATCTAGACGACCACTGTTGATGTAAAAATCTTTCAGTTGCTTTACTGTAATCTTTAGCTCTGTGTTTAATTCCTTTAGGAACTCTTGTATTTCCTCTGACATAATTTAAAATATTAGATTAGACAATTCTTGAATGTTCTTCTTAAACCTCTTTCCCATCTTCGATAATGGAAGGACATCTATTTCAGATAGTCCATCGATGAGTATTAGTTCCTTCTGTACCTTCGGTAAATTTCCAGAACGTGAGTAAAATATTGGTTGACCTTCTGTCAACTGAAGTGTTATTTCCTGATTCATAATTTTAATTTTTAGTTAATTGAATAATAAATCTTTTTCTACCTTTCTTAATTGGCTTCCAATAGAACCAAAGTCTACCCATTCTTAATGAGTATTTCCAAGTGTTTCCATTTGTGTATAGTCTCACAATTTTAATTTTAATTGATTAGTAATAGACCATCGAGTTTAAGAGGTAGCCCCATTGCCACCTCACCTCTAGGTTTCGTCCTTCTAGGACTCATCAGTATTACTGTCTCTTCCCTACTATATTCACCTCAAGTGACCTCGTCCACCTTCTTACTATCTCGAACTCCATAAACTTCTGACTTACCTTCAAGTCCTCTTCATAAGGGAATGAAAGTAGCTCATCAAGAACTCTCTCATATACCTCTTTTAGTCTCTCGTCAGATAGGTTAGTTATTGTTTCGATCATTTTTATTTTGCGTGATTGTTCCATCTTATGTTCCTCCTATTTTATTGATTAATTAATACTACTCTGTTCTCTATATCAAAGAAGGCAACGTTACTCATTGCCCACTCGATGTACGATTCAATGTCTTCACCAGCAAGACCCATTTCTTGAATGTCTTCCTGAAGCCTTGAAGCGATGATTTTTACTCTGTTCATAGATAACTCTACGTTTCTCTTGATGATTTCGATGATGTGTTTTTTCATTGTTATTGTTTTATGGTTAGCGATAAGGGGGAGAATCGAACTCCCTACCCTGAGTATAGTTTAAGTCCACCATTGTGTGACTTCTGTGTTTCAGTGGTTGCCCTGCATTTAACCTCATCGTTGTCTTGATGATTCTCTGTCTTTCATTTCCAGCCTTACTCTAGATGCTCTGATTAACATCTTACCATAGGTTTTACTGGACGAGGTGTACATTTTACTGCTCCTCATACTCAACAGATACCTTACTGACTCACTGCTCTGACTCTTATCAGAGGCTTATTCCCTACTCCATATCAGGTGGAGTATTCTATATCTGAAGCATTTAACCTTGCCACTCCATATGCTCTCTCGAAGGACTCGAAAGGTGCTCTCTAGAAGGACTCTAGAGGGAGTACCGAAGGTGCGACTGATAGTCTCGGTGTGGTCAGCATGTCAAAGAACTCGTTGTTGGTGCAATGATATGGCAAGGGATTGAGACTGACAAGTTATTGACGAATTATTTACGTTTTGTTTAACCATTTTGATTTTAGATTCTACCTGTCTACTCCATATGACACAACCTTAAACAAAATCTCTTATCTGTTAACAGAGGTAGCGAATTTTCTGTTTTTAGACACATTTAGGTGGTGCAACTCTCAGTCCACTGACTGTCAGGTAGTTAGACTCGCATTCTCTCTGGTGGTTTTGTTTAGGAAGATTGGGGTTGGGGCAGGGGCTGAGGGAAGGGTCTTCCTCTCTGAAGGTGTTCAGACTCTCTCCTTCTGTCTTGGGGGTAGGGGGGAAGGGGTGACTCCTAGGTGTAATGAGCCATTGGGATGGTGGTCGAGTGACGTGGTCAAGGGGGTAGCCTAGGATAAACGAAAAGGGCGTGACCTGGACGAGCAACAGAGGTAGATAAAAAGCTAAAAAGTTCCACCACCTCAGATACAACACTGAAGGGTCGCCTTTTTTATTTTCATTTCACACTGAGGGGTGCTTGACGTAGATCGCTATAGAACCCAAAATCTCCAGATATCTAAAAAAAATTTCTTATCTTTGTTTCATGGATGGATTAAATATAAAACGAGGAAGGTTGATCAACGATAGACCTGAGCCAGAAATGGGTATTTCAAAAATGGCTCGAATGCGTAAAGAATTAAAAAGAGCTGAAAAGGTTCGAATGATTGCAGAGGCTAATGAATTAGCAAATGCGAATATCAATTTATTCAAGAAGTTATAAGAGTTTTCTTCTCACCAATGTCCTTCAATTAGGTGTGTTTGTTCGAAAGAGGGTGGTTTAATTACCACCCTTTTTTTATGCCTATATATAAGATCGTCACAGATCAGTATTATCGTCACAGGTCGTCACAGTCTCGTCACAGTGTAACTAGTTGATTATCAGTTATTTATTTCTTTTGTGACAATTGTGATGAAAAAAAAGTAATAATAAATAAAAAAAACATTTACCTTTACATAGTATTATATATAATAGTATATACCTAAAAAGTCGTCACAATGAAACGCAGGTTAACACATAATGGTAAAAGGGTTTATATAAAGAGCCTTAGTACAAGTTATGCTTTAGTATCTTACAAGCCTAAGGGGTTTGTTAAAGTATTTATGATGCCACTCTTGGAGCTGGTGAAAATAAAATAAGATACTTGTATAGTATAGTTTTTTATTTATATTTGTTTATAATTTAAATTTAATCAAGTATGAACGAACTAGGATATTCTCCCAAAAATCTAACCTTTGATAAGGAGGCTAGAGATAAATTAATTTCAGGAATCACAAAACTTTCTAAGGCTGTCAAGTCAACACTAGGTCCCCAGGGACAGACTGTGTTAATTGAGTCGCAGTCCCATTCGCATGGAATAACAGTAACTAAGGATGGTGTAACTGTAGCTAAGTCAATCGACATGTTGGATCCAATAGAAAATTTAGCAGTAAAGGTAATGAAGCAGGCAGCTGCCAAGACAGCACTGGACGCAGGTGATGGAACCACTACATCTATTGTTCTTGCTGAAGCGTTAGTTAAAGAGATCATCTACGCTTTAGAGGATAGTGTAGTTGCGTTAAATAAGACTGAGCTTTTAAATGAGATTGTTAAGTTGACTAATGACTTTGTAGGAATATTAAATAAGAAGTCAATTAAGTTGGATCAAAAAAAATTAATTGATGTAGCTACCATCTCTGCTAACAACGATAAGGAGATAGGAAAGATTATAGCTGACGCTTACCAGAAGGTGGGTCCTGATGGAATGGTTACTGTAGAGAAGTCAGAGACTGAGCTTACTTACGCTGACGTTACTGATGGGTTTAAATTGGATAGAGGGTATAGCTCTCATCTGTTTGTAAACAACCATGAGAGGGATGAGTGTATATATGAGAACTGTAAGGTATTGGTTTGTGATTCTGACATTGATAATATATTTCAAATAGAGAATGTATTAAAGCCAGTGGTAAAAAATAAAGATAAGCTATTGATTATTGCTAACTGCTCAACCAACATGATCAACACGCTGGCAGCAAACGTAATGAAGAATGGCGTAAGGGTGTGTATTATTCCACCACCAAGCTTTGGTTATAAGTCGCATGAGATGATGGAAGACATAGCGTTATCTTTGGGGGCGAAGTATTTTTCTGAAAAGACTGGTGATGATCTAAGCTTGATCACTGAGAATGACTTAGGTCATGCTGCTAAGGTAACAGTAAGTAGGGACACTACAGTAATTGTAAAGGGTGAAGTGGAGAATGAGGGTGTTGATGAAAGGGTTGCACAACTTAAGGAGCAGTACAAACTAGCAACTAAGAAGGTTGATAGAGATCATATTAATAATAGGATAGCTTCGCTGGTAGGAGCAATTGGCGTTATCTACGCTGGTGGGCTTACTGACACTGAGCAGAAAGAAAGGTTTGATAGAATAGAAGACGCAGTTTGTGCAGTAAAGGCTGCACTGGAAGATGGAATACTCCCTGGAGGGGGAGTTTGCCTATATAGCTTTGAAATGCTATTTAGTAAAAAGAGTGTGTCTTGGGGTAAGAAACTATCTGGAACCACTGCTAACTTAGCAGCTGGGCTAATATTAAGCAGAGCTTTAAAGAAACCATTTGAGGCAATCATGAGAAATGCTGGTTGCGATGGAGAGGACATTGCCCATTTTGGTGAGTTTCTAGAAGGGGGTCATTGGAATGTGCGTGGAGTTAATGCCAAGAATAAACAGGTGGTGAATTTAATAAAAGAAGGGATAATAGATCCAGCCAAGGTAACTAAGAGTGCGTTGCTTAATGCAGTATCTGTAGCCACCACCATTATGTCTACTAACGCAATAATAACTTTAGCTAGAACCTATGAAAGCCAGTAAATTTATAAGCCTAGGTCAAAAGAACAAGCTGTGGGGTGAATACATATACCTAGGGATAAAACAGCTGGGATATACCTTTGAAGAATTTTTAACTAAAACAATATACCTTGAAGACTTTAAATAAATACATCATGATCAGAGACATTGATGAGCCAGTAACCACAGAGTTTGGGCTCATGTTGTCAGGGAAAGATCGTGAGAGCATGAGATATGCCAAAGGGAAAGTGCTTACTCCAGGTACTGAAGTAAAAAACATCGCCACAGGCGATGTAGTATACTATGATAAAAGGCAAGCTTTTACCATGATTATAAATGAAGATCCAGTTACAATTATTCAGGAGAGAGATATCGTTGTTGTCGAATAAACGAATTCATTTCTTTTATCATGTTCCTGTATACTTTGTCAGTGTACTTTACATTTTTTAAAAACAAAGGATTGCTGGAGGGGGACTCAGGTATTTCTTCTCCAGCTAATTTCTTATAAAAAGATTCGATCATTCTAGCTCCTTTATAGGACACTTTATACATTGTCCTCTTTCCATTTTCTTTTTTTCTGAAGGTGTCTATCCACCCATCATTAGTAAGTCTATAGAACTTATGTTCGTTCCAGCTAAATAGCTCATTGTACCCATCGAAGTCTTCCCTGGAGAAATATCTTTCTGAATACAGAAAAAACAAAAGCTCTAGATCAGGATAGGTGATTTTGTATTTCGTACAAAAAAAATACCTTATAACTCTGTAGTATTTTAAATAGTTCCTGGGGATGTGTCTGCTCATTAATTCAAGTGTATTTAATTTTAGTATCTTTGTAAAAATAAACAAAAATCTAATGGAAGAGAAGAAAAATGTAAAGACAGAGGAGAAATCAGAATTTGACAAATTATTAGAGAAGATGGAAGAGCAACCAGTTCCAGAAAGACAGTGTAGTTTGGATGATGAAGAGTGCATCAGCTGTGGAAGCTAATTAGAAAAATGTTAAAAAAATTGATACATATATGGAAGTATAGCGATTCGCAACCTACAGAGATCACTCTAGGATTATGCAACATAACACTAACTCCTATATGTTTGTTTTTAGAGATAGGTTTTATGCCTATATTTTTACCTTTAGTTATTATTGGTGGGATCTACCAGCTTTATGCTGTATCTAAAGAAAGGGTATGCTTAAGGGTAAAAGCTTCTTTTTTCTCATTGTGTTTATTTGTAGTCACACTACTTTTATATATTAACAGTCCTTATGGGCTACATGACGCTACACATTATGGCTGGGTATTACTAGCTATAAGTTCTGGTGGAAGTTTAATCAGGTTAAAAAGAGAACAACTTCACAGAAATGGATAATATAACAGAAATAGTAACTATAGTGGGTGGTATTTTAGGAACTGCAGGGATATGGAAATTTGCAGAAACTAGAATTAAAGTTCGTGCAGAACAAAAAAAAGAAGAGATTGAAAATAATGACAGCCACCAATATAGAGATGATTTGAAAAAGCGAGTAGCCAAGTTAGAAGAACTCTTAGCAGAGTCAGCTAAAGAAAAAGATGAGTTAAGAAAAAATTTGTTAGATCTTACTGCAGAGGTTTCTTCATTAAGAACTAAGGTGGAATTTTTAGAAAAAGAAAACGAAAGGTTAAAAATGAAATGAAAGCTACAGCTAAACATTATAAATCAAACCCAGATTCTTACGCTAAGAAAAAAGCGTATGATAAGAAGTATAATAAAACCACTAAGGCTACAAAAAAAAGAACGAAGCTAAATAAGTTTAATAGAAGGAAAGGAACGTATGGTAATGGAGATGATCTTGATGCCTGCGAAAAAAAATACAAAGGCAAAGTAAGAATTGCTTTTTGTAAGAAGAGTAAGAACAGAGGAGATAAAGATGATATGCCTGGAGATAAAAGATCTAGGGGATAAAAAATAGTTATGCCAAAAGACGCCTGTTATAAAAAGATAATGAAAAGCTATGGTAAGTGGTCTGCAAGAGCAGCTCAAGCCACAGCTAAGTGCCGAAAGGGAAAAGGTAAAGTTAGAAAAACTAAAGCTGGATCTAATCTAAAAAGGTGGGGTGCAGAGAAATGGGTGGACACCAGAACAGGAAAACCTTGTGGATCTGGAGGTAAGAATGAATATTGTAGACCTAGTAAAAGGGTTTCTAGTAAAACTCCTAAAACAAAAGGGGAGATGAGTAAGTCTGAACTTGCTAGAAAAAAAGCAGAAAAAAGAAGAGTTGGGATGCAAGGAGCAGGAGGTAAAAAAGTTAAACCAGTAAAAAGAAAATAGTTATGCCAAAAGTAGGAAAGAAAAAGTTTGCATACACTGCAAAAGGAAAAGCAGCAGCAAAGAAGTATGCTAAGAAAAAAGGTATGAAAGTATCGAAAAAAAAGGGATACTAATGGCTAGAGTAGATAAATCAAAGATGGCTTGCAATAAAGTGAGATCATCCACAAGACCAGGAAAGAAAAAGATGGTTAAGGGATGTGAGGGTGGCAAAGAGAAGGTAATTCACTTTGGTGCTAAAGGTTATGGTCATAACTACTCATCTGCAGCTAGAAAAAGTTTTAAAGCTCGCCACAAGTGTTCTTCTGCCAAGTCTAAGTTGACAGCTAGATATTGGGCATGCAAGAACCTTTGGGCTGGCAAAGGGGGATCTACAAAAAGTTCTCCAAAAAATAGGCAAGGAAAATATTAGTATATTTGCATATGGCAAAGAAAAAACCAAAGGGCTTTAAAAAAGTTGCAGCAAGTATTGCAAAAAAGGGAGGTTATTCAAAAAAAGCTGCTAGTGCAATATTAGCTAGTGCTTCTAGAAAGTCTTCTGGTAAAGCTAAAAAGAAAAACCCTAATCTTAAAAAAGTAAAAGGGAAAGCAAAAAAATAACAAAAATTAAAAAAAATGGCAAAGAAACAAGGTTACAACGCAAGATTAGACGAGTCTTTAGGAAACAAACATAAAGGGAAGCATAAGCAATCTTTAAAAGATCGTAGAGATGAAAGTAAAGCAATGTCTAAAAAGATTTATGGTCACGCTTATGGTGGCGATCATGGAATGAAATATGAAGGTGTTAAAAAAAGAAACAGTGCTAACATTAGAAAATAATTATGAAGTTTTTAAAAGACGCAATTAATTCATCTTTATTTAAAGCAGTTGTTTGTTTAGTAATTGGGTTAGCTCTAATTTTAGAAAAGCACCCTTTATACGCAGGTGTAGCCTTTGGTGTAGCTATTAGAGAATTTCTTTTAGCCTTTGAAAACGTTGAGAATGGCTAATTTTAAGGTTAACTCATATAAAGGTCCCTCTAGAGGATTGGGCGATTCAATAGAAAAGATAACTAAAGCAACTGGTATTAAGTCTATTGTAGAAAAAGGATCCAAAGCTTTAGGTAAACCTTGTGGCTGTTCTGAAAGACGAGACACTTTAAATAGAGTTTTTCCATATAAAAAAAATAAATAAAAATGGCATATCAAAAATTACAGGTTGGTTTAGCAGCTAAGGTTATTCCTAGCGACACTATAGACATTCCTTTAGAATCTTCTAGTAAACTTAGTGGAACTACTGCTGGAGCCACAGTATCTAGTAAGTTAGTAAACACTAATGCAGCTACTGAAGGTGGAGCATTTGACACTATCCAAGGATTAAAACCTGGAGCAATTGTGGTAAATGTTACAGATGGGACTATTGCTACTGTTACTGCGATTGACAGTGCAACTACATTAAGTTTATCAGCTGACATTATTAGTACAGCTGGAAAAGAATATAAAATATTTTTAGATCCAAAAGCTAACCATAGCGAGGGATGCGTATTATATATTGGTGGAGCTGGAGATTTAAAAGTAAAAACTGTTAGTGGAAGTGAAGTAGAGTTTATAGGTGTTTTAGCAGGAACTTTTTTACCTGTTCAAGTAATAAGAGTTTTTGCAACAACTACAGGAACAGCAGCTACTAATTTACTAGCTCTTTGGTAGAATGTACATAGCTGTTGGAAATATGATCACCTCATCTTCTCAGATGAATGGTGCAGCAGCTTCTGGAGGAGGAGGTGGAGGTTTCTCTAACACCTATTCCTTAGCCTTTGATGGAACAGATGATTATATTTCTTTAGATGAAGTTGTTTATAGTTCAACGTTTAGTTTTTCATTTTGGATAAAACCTTCAAGCGTGTCAACAAAAGCAATTCTTGGTGATATTTCTAATAATAGTAATTTTGTAAGATTAGATTCAACAACTTCAATAAAATTTAAATGTGCTGGTGGTGCTGTAACATTTACCGAAAGTTCAGGAAATGACCTTGTTTTAGATAGTTGGCAACACATTATAATAATAAGAGATTCTTCAAATAATGTAACAGCTTTTAGAAATGGTACTGCTTTTGGAAGTTCATCAAGTAGAAGTGGTAATTTTACCTTAAATTCTATTGGTATTGCCTATCAGGCTGGTGGTTGGTTCTTTAATGGAAACATTGACGAGGTAGCAATATGGAACTCTGACCAAACCGCAAACATTGGCTCTATATATTCAGCAAGTGGAGCTGTTGATTTAACTTCACTCAACCCAACTGCTTGGTGGAGAATGGGAGACAATGGTTCTTATAAATCTCCACAATGGTTAATACCTGAAAATAGTAATAAAGATAAGGTATCGAATTATAGTTTTGCTTTTGATGGTGTTGGGGATAACATAAACTTAGGAACAAGTGTGCTTGACGGTTTAGGGGCTTTTAGTATTTCTTTTTGGTTTAATACAAGCTACAATGATTGGCAATATTTTATGGGTGATAATAGCTTTAGATTTACTATGAAGCAATCTACTGACGATGTAAGAATAAATTTTAATGGTAGTGCTGTTTATAGAGCTGACCCTTTACCTGTAACTTTAAACACTTGGAATAATTTTATTTTTGTTTTTGATGGCTCTTTACCTCAAGCAGATAGAATGAAATTATATTTAAATGGCTCTTTAGCAACTAACATACTTGGTGGCACACCAGATACTACTTTTGTGGCTAATAATAATTTTAGACTTGCAAGAGTAGGCTCTTATAGTGCAAAGCTGTTTGTTGGTATGATGGATGATGTTGCATTTTTCAATACAGCTTTAACTTCTGAAAATGTAACTTCAATCTATAATAGTGGAGAACCCACAACATTACCAAGTGGTAAAGTAGCACATTACAAAATGGGTGAAGAGGCTACGTTTAGCACTAACTGGACAATTCCAGATGGGGTTGGAAGTGCTGATGGATTATCTGAAAATATGACCATAGAAGATAGAGTAGGTGAAGCACCTAATATTACTTTAAACGCCTTAAGTTACAATATGACTGAATCTGACAGAGAGGAAAACGTACCAAGTTAAGATATTATGAGTAGATATTATAGCAGCATATTAAACGTATTGAGCCCCTCATTCGCCAACACCTACTCCTTAGCCTTCGATGGTGTGGATGATTTTGTTAATGCTGGAAGTTCAATCCCTAATTTACAAACTGGTGACATTTCTTTTAGTACTTGGATATATCCCACTTCTTTTAGTTCTTATAATTACTTTTTAGATAGTGGAGCAATAACAACAAAAAAAGGAATTTTTGCTGGTTTACAAATAACCACAGGTTTTGTATCTATAAGTAGAAGAACAGGAGTAACAGATACGAGATGTATGACAGGTTTTGTAGATTGTGGTTTAACAATAAATAATTGGTATAATATAGTTGGGGTTTTTGATGAAGATGGAGGTACAGCAGGTGTTGGTCAATTAAAACTATATGTTAATGGTGTTTTAAAAGCTACAGTCGATGGAAGTGGTCAAGATACTGGCACAGGTTATGATTTACACATAGGAAAAAGCGAAAATAATTTTTCTCATTTTGTTGGGAATATTGATGAGGTTTCGCTTTATAATTCTCCTTTAACTGCTGAAAACGTAACTTCGATCTACAACTCAGGAGTACCTAACGATTTATCCTCACTTAATCCTGTTGCTTGGTACAGAAATGGCGATAATGGTTCTTACAAATCTCCACAGTGGTTACTACCTAATAATAGTAATAAGGATAAAGTTTCTAATTATAGTTTTGAATTTGATGGAGTGGATGATTATGTAGATTTTGGCAATCCAGCAAGTTTACAAATAACAGGTGCTTTAAGTATATCTGCTTGGGTTAAATTTACAGGTAATGATATGGCTTTAGTTACAAAGTCAAATACAAGTGGTGGTGATAGAAGTTATGGTTTATGGGTTGATGATTTTGGAGGAACACACCAACCTACATTTTTTATATACAACTCTTCAACATTACATCAAACACCAGCTACTGGAGCAAGAGTTGACGATGGAAACTGGCATCATTTGTTAGCAGTTTTTAACCCATCTACTTACCTAAGATTATATGTTGATGGAAATTTAGAACAAGAAAATACAACTTCAATACCAGCATCTATTGACAATGACCCAGCAAATTTTGTGATTGGTGGTACTGGTAGTGGAACTTTCCTTCTTAATGGCAACGTTGACGAGGTAGCAGTTTGGAATAGTGACCAAAGTTCAAATGTAGCTTCTATCTACAATAGCGGTACTCCTACTACCATAACAGGTGCTACTGCTTATTGGAAAATGGGAGAGGGATCTAACTTTACTGATAATTGGTTAGTAAACAATTCAGCATTAAGCAACTACTCAACAAGGTCATTTAGTTTTGATGGGGTGGATGATTATATGACAGTAGCAACACCAACTACTTTAACAGATTTTACAACAAGTGTTTGGCTTCATAGAACAGGTAATGGTAATTTTGATGGTATTTTTGGGCAAGATAGCTCAACAGCAAAAGGTGGTATATTAAGATATGTTTCTTTAGATGGAACTAACATAACTTTATTTTTAACAAGTGGCTGGACCGCTATGAGTGGAGCATTAGCAATAGATACTTGGCACCATTTCGCTTTAACTTACGATAGCACAGCTAATGAGCTAAAAAGTTATATTAATGGTTCTTTATATACAACAATTTCTTCACCTGATTTTAGCGGTCAAAATACAAATGCACATTCTTTTAGTAGAATAGGAATGAGAAATGGAAGCACTGCAACAAGTTTTCCAGGTTTGTTGGATGAAATAGCACTTTGGAATACAGCTAAAAGCGCAAGTGATATAACAGCTATTTACAACAGCGGAGTACCTACTACAATAAGAGGGGCGGTAGCACATTGGAGAATGGGAGAAAATGCAACCTTTAATACTAATTGGAGTATTCCTGACCAAGTTGGAAGTAGTACAGTAGCAAGTGTAAATATGACAATAGCAGATCTAGAGGGTGATGCGCCTAATTATACTGGTGGTGGATTATCTGCAAATATGACAATAGAGGATAGAGTAGGTGACGCACCTAATAGCACAAACAACGCAGTTAGTTTTAATATGACTGAAAGCGATAGAGAAACAGATGTGCCAAGTTAAAAATAAATTTATTACCTTTGTAAAAACAATTAAATTATGCCCACAATACCAAGTAATGAGCAGTTTGTAGGAATAACTTCAACTTATGATTTGACTGAAAGAGGTTCAAATCAAACTAATAGTGCAAGAACAATATATACCTATGCAGATATTAAGAGTGGAGCCACAGGTGCTACAGCAACTACAGGCACTGTAATAGCGTTTAATGAGTCGCTAATATATAACACATCAGCATCACCAGGAACAGGAAACATAACCAACTCTTTAACTGATGCAAAATTAGGAATAGTACAAAAGATTTACCATAACGATGGTTCAGCCCCTACAGTACCAGCAGGATGGGTATTAATAGGAAGTGGGACATACACAACAAGTGCATTAAATATTATTTTTGCTGAGTGGTGTGGAGGTACAAGAGTAGAATATTGGATAGTTTCAACATAATATATAAAAAATGGAAGCAAGATTAAATAACTTAGTATACGCAATTTGCAACATTGCCACAGATTTGCAAAACATTGACTTTTCACAAGTGGGGCAAAGTTCTGCTGGAACTATTAGAAGAAGTTTAGATGACACTCTCTTTGTAATTAAATACAATGCAGAGCCTACTTTTATAAAGGATGGAACAGTTGTACCAAGTCAAACATTAACACACGAAGAGGCACTTACCTTGATGAGTACTCCAGCTTGGTCAGAGCCAATTCCTGTAGAATAAAATGGGAGATCTAACTAAAAACTTTAGCAAATCAGAGTTCAACTGCAATTGTGGTTGCGACATGCCAGAAGATGTTTTTGATAATGTCAAGTTGCATGCCAAAAATTTACAAGTAATTAGAGACTTTTTAAATGAGTCCATAAGAATAAACTCAGGGTACAGATGCCCTAGCTACAATTCTAAGGTTGGGGGAGCTTCCAAATCGCAGCATCTTACTGGAAACGCAAGTGACCTGGTTGCTCATGATCACACTCCCAAACAACTAGCTGATGTGATTGAGGGATTAATAAGAATAGGAGCTATTGAAGAAGGTGGGTTAGGTAGATATGATACATTTACGCATTATGATCGTAGAGGTACTAAAGCTAGGTGGAATGGCTAAAGAGAAAAAAGATAGAAAAAAATTTAAAGACACTAAGTTTGGAATATTTCTTAAAGAAAAAGCTCCACACATTTTAGATGTCGTGGGTGATGTATTACCAGACAAAGGTGCTTTAGGCATTGTAAAAAACCTAATAGACAGGGATGACTCTATAGATCCTGAGACTAAAAAATTAATTCATCAGCAATTAATTGAGTCTTATAAAACAGAGGTTGCTGATAGAGATTCTGCTAGAAATAGAGAGATAGAGATTGCTAAAGTAAAAAAGTTTGACTTTATGTTTAACTTAACTGGCATTATAGGATTAGCAGCTTTTTCTTTTTTAGTATATGCAATTGTATACCTTACTATTCCAGAAGGGAATAAAGAAATATGGATACACTTAATAGGAATTACAGAAGGTATAACATTGAGTATTTTTGGATACTTTTATGGATCAGCCATGAAAGATAAAAAATAACTATCTTTGGGACATTAATAATTAAATAAAATAAAATGGGAAAAACTATTGAACTTAACAACAAATTAGATGAAAAAGTATTAAAACACTTACAAGATTTAAACGCTGAATATTCTAAACTTAAACTAGCATTAGGGGAGAATAAACTAAAAGAAGTTGAATTAATTGAAAAAGTAAAAGAAATTAAGCATTTGTTTGTTGTAGAAGAAAAAAAACTAATTAAAGAACATGGGTCTGATGCTGTAATTAATTTACATACAGGCGAAATAACTAAAAACAAAAATGGCTAAAATATCTAACACTTCTGCTTATCCTAACATCACTCCAGAAGCTAGTGATTTTTTAATATTAACAGACACTAGTAGTTCTAACGCTACTAAAACTGTTACTGTCCAGGCTTTGGCAGATTTTATTGATGGTCAGGTAACCTTGCAAGAAGTATTAGATGCAGGAAACACTGCAACTCAAAGTATAAATCTCACAGGAAACATAGCCTTAAGTGGAGATTTAACTGGCTCAGGAAACATTACTAGAACAGGAAATGTAAATGTTACAGGTGATATTTCTCTAGTAGGCAACACCTCTGATGTTGTTTTAGATGGAGGGCTTTACACCTCTTCAGGAGCTAATGACACTAAGGTCGCTGCTCCTGTTGGTAGAGTGGTTATTTTAGAACCCTCAGGAAGTAGTAGTAATGTTTCTGTTAGTGCAGCTAATGGAACAATAGTTGAGGGAGTCGCAGATTTTAAATCTGAAATAAAGCTTAATGCTGTTTCTGGATCAACAGGACAGGTTCCATCATCAGCTGGTCCTGGATCTCCTTTAGTTTGGAGTAATGTTTCGAGTTTACTTTCATTAACAGCGACAAACATATTTATTGGTGATGCTTCAGGTAATGCAGTAGCAAGTGATTTTGTTTTAGTAGATCCTGCAGCTGTAGTTCCTAATCCTAAAGTAACTTTAGGAAAAGTTGGGGGAACTAATTATACACTTCAATTAGGAGCTTACAGGGCTGATGTTACTCACCCTTTTGGTGATAACAATTTATCTTATGGAGCAAACGCTTTATTAAAAAGTGCAGCAACAGGTACGCACAATACAGCTCTAGGGTTAGCCTCGTCAGAAGAGATTTTAGCTGGATTAAGAAATACTACTCTAGGTTTTGAGTCAGGTAAAAATATTCAAAACAACAACGACAACACTTTGATAGGATATCAAGCTGGAAAAGGTGGTGGTGTTGGCTTAGTAGGAAGTAACAATGTGGTAATAGGATCTGGTGCTTTAGCTACTGGCAATGTGTCAGACTCAGTTGTCATAGGAAAAGGTGCTTCAAGCTCAGACACTGCAGTGGCTATAGGTCAAGGCAGTAATGCTGATGAAGCTTGTATAGCGTTAGGGAGGCAAGCTGCAGCAACAATTAAAATTGCAGGCAACCCCATGTTAGCTATTTCTAGTGCTGTAGCTACAGCAATGAAAACGAATTACATATTTCCAACCAACACTGCAGCTTTAGCAGCAGGATTAGTAGCTGGAGATATCTATGTGGTAGGAACATCACCTCTCCCTGCTGGGAACGCAGCTCAGTTGGGTGTGGTGTATTAAAATTTAATTAAATGGATGATATTAGAAAAATATCAGTAGGTGCTGACTATAAGTCAAGTGCTATGCATTATATTGTAAATCAAGAAGTTTTAAATGGAAAGTATATAATCCATTGTATAAAAAGAGACATTAAAAGAAACTCATATAAGATTTTTATTATATCAGGCAGTGAGGTTTATTTGTGGAAAGAGTTTGGAGAGCAAATGCCAGTTTCGATAGAGTATAATATAAATTTTTAATATGAAGTCACCTTTTTATTTTATAATAACTCCTGATAAGGACAGAAGATATAACAGCACTGTAGATTGGGGTGGTTTGGAGTTTATAACTAGCAGCTCTAAAGAAGATTTTAAATTCTCTAATAGAGAAGCTATTGTGGTAGAAACACCACTTGGGTACAAAGGTCCTATATCTCCAGGAGATAAAATTTTAGTTCATCACAATGTTTTTAAATATTATAATGACATGAAGGGTAGAGAAAAAAGTGGAAAAAGTTTTTTAAAAGACAACACTTTTTTTGTAGACACCACGCAGTTTTATGCTTATAAAAAAGATGGAAAATGGAATAGTTGTTTGCAGTATTGCTTTGTAAAGCCAATAGATGTTGAGGATAATCATTATTTACTAAAGAATACTAATGAAGAACCCTTAATGGGTATAGTTAAATATGGCAATGAATCACTTGCTGCACTTGGAGTAAATGAAGGTGATGTCGTTGGCTTTCAACCTGAAAGTGAATATGAGTTTAATGTAGATGGAGAGAAGTTGTATAGAATGTATACACACAATATAACTATGGTAGTATGAAGTCAAATGATATTAAATTAAAAATAATAGAAGCAGGATATGAAGCTGTTAATCAACTCATAAAAGTTGCTAAAGAAAAAATTATAAAACCTGATCCTGATGATGAATTAGCAGCAGACAGATTAAAGAACGCAGCTGCTACAAAAAAGTTAGCTATTAATGATGCGTTTGAGATTTTAAATAAAATAGAAATAGAAAAAGAAAACATTGAATTATCTAATAAAAACTTAACTAAAAAAACTAACCAAGGTTTTGCAGAAAGAAACTCAAAATAGTTTATACAGGGTTGCTAAGTCAACCATTCCTGGATCTGTTGTTTCTTTAAAAAACAAAAACAAATCTTGGAAGTATGGTTATGATTCAAAGTATGACTTGGTTGTTATTTCTAAAGATGGTACGTTAGGAGATATTTATGTTATCAATGGATTGAGAATAGGTCTTCCCAAATGTCCTAAAAGTGTTTTTAAAAGATCGTCAAAAAAAGCAGATCAATATTGGAAACCTTTTGAATACCCCACTGATCTTTCTAAAATAAAAAGTATTTTTCAATGGAATGAAATGCCAGCTGCTTTTAAAAGTAACTGGGTAGACTATATTGAAAACGAATTTAATAGAAGAGAACAAGGTTTTTGGTTTATGAATAATGGTGAGCCAACGTATCTTACAGGATCCCATTACATGTATTTACAATGGACAAAAATAGATGTAGGGTTACCAGATTTCAGAGAAGCTAATAGAATATTTTACTTATACTGGGAAGCGTGTAAGGCTGACTCTAGATCCTTTGGCATGTGTTATTTAAAAATTAGACGTTCTGGTTTTTCATTTATGGCTTCAGAAGAATGTGCAAATATAGGCACTATATCAAAAGATGCTCGTATAGGTATATTATCAAAGAAAGGGGATGATGCAAAAAAAATGTTTACTGACAAGGTTGTGCCTATTTCTAACAACTATCCATTCTTTTTTAAGCCTATTCAGGATGGTATGGATCGTCCTAAAACTGAATTAGCATACAGAGTTCCAGCTAGTAAAATTACCAAGAAAAACATGTATGAGGTAGCGTCTAATGAACTTGATGGGTTAGACACTACGATTGATTGGAAAAACACAGATGACAACTCTTACGATGGAGAGAAGCTTTTATTTTTAGCACATGACGAAAGTGGTAAATGGTTGAAGCCTACCAATATACTAAATAACTGGAGGGTTACTAAAACCTGCTTAAGATTAGGTAGAAAGATTATTGGTAAATGCATGATGGGATCTACATGTAATGCACTTGAAAAAGGAGGTGATAACTTCAAAAAACTGTATTACGATTCTAATTTAGAAACAAGAAATGCTAATGGACAGACTAAGTCAGGATTATATTCTTTGTTTATTCCTATGGAATGGAACATGGAGGGTTTTATAGACAGGTATGGAATGCCTGTGTTTAATAACCCAGAAAAAGAAGTTATGGGTGTTGATGGAGAATATATTTACCAGGGAGCCATTGAGTATTTTGAAAACGAAGTAGAGTCAAAAAAATCTGATCCAGATGCATTAAATGAGTTTTATCGTCAGTTCCCAAGAACTGAGTCTCACGCTTTTAGAGATGAAAGTAAAGCTTCTTTATTTAATCTAACTAAAATATATCAACAGGTAGATTATAATGATTCATTAATATCTGAGCATTTTTTAACTAGGGGTAAGTTTTATTGGAAGGATGGCGTTAAAGATACTCAAGTTATATGGACTCCAGATCCAAAGGGAAGATTTTTAGTTACCTGGACTCCAGGTAAAAATTTGCAAAATAATTTTTTTGAAAAAAATGGAGTTAAATATCCTGGTAATGAACACATGGGATCCTTTGGTTGTGATAGCTATGACATCTCAGGAACTGTTGGTGGAGGTGCTTCTAATGGAGCACTTCATGGATTAACAAAATTTCACATGGATGAAGGTCCAACTAATCAGTTTTTTCTTCAGTATATTGCTAGACCTCAAACAGCAGAGATATTTTTTGAAGAAGTATTAATGGCTTGTGTGTTTTATGGTATGCCTATTTTGGTAGAAAATAATAAACCTAGACTATTGTATCATTTTAAAAATAGAGGATATAGAGGTTTTTCTTTAAATAGACCAGACAAGCATAAGAATAAATTATCTGTAACTGAAAAGGAACTTGGAGGAATACCCAACTCTTCAGAGGATATAAAGCAAGCACACGCTGCAGCCATTGAGAGTTATATTGAGAAGCATATAGGTTTAGATATGGATGGGCATTTTAGGACTATGGGAGAAATGGGAGAAATGCACTTTACAAGGACGTTAGAAGATTGGGCAAAGTTTAATATAAACAATAGAACTAAGTATGATGCGACCATAAGTTCAGGATTAGCTATAATGGCTAACCAGAAACATTTGTATCAACCACAGGTTAAAAAACAATCAAAAATTAGAATTAACTTTGCAAGGTATAGTAATAAGGGTAATATTAGTGAATTAATTAAGTAATGAAAGATATAAGTATAGAAATAACGCCAAATGGTTTCCCTAGTCAATATGTCTCAGATGCTGAGAAAAAAACAGACGCCTATGGATTACAAATTGGGCAGGCTATTCAGTACGAGTGGTTTAGGAAAGATGGAAATCAATGTAGATTTTATAATCAATGGAATGAGTTTGCAAGAAGAAGAGTTTACGCTAGAGGAGAGCAATCCATAGAGAAATATAAAAATGAGTTGTCTATAGATGGAGACTTAAGTTACTTAAACCTAGACTGGACCCCAGTTCCTATACTACCCAAATTTGTAGACATTGTTGTTAATGGCATGTCTGATAGAGTCTTTGAAGTAAAATGTGAAGCTCAAGACGCTTTATCTTCTGAAAGAAAAAACATATTTCAACAAAATGTAGAACGCCAGATGGTGGCTAAAGATTTCTTATCTAGTATGGGTGAGACATTTGGTATGAACCCATTTGATATGAACCCTGATGACATACCAGCTGATGATGAGCAGTTAGGATTGTACATGCAAATGAAATACAAACCAGCTATAGAGATTGCAGAAGAAATAGGTATAAACACCTTATTAGAAGAAAATGAATATCAAGATCTACGCAAAAGACTTGATTACGATCTAATGGTTTGTGGTATTGCAGCTGCGAAACAACATTTTTTACCAGGAGCTGGAATTAAGGTAGAGTATGTAGATCCTGCCAATATGGTTTATAGTTATTCTGAAGATCCCTTTTTGAAAGATTGTTTTTATTGGGGTGAGATAAAAACTGTAGCAACCACTGAGTTATTAAAAATTGATCCAACATTAACCAATGATGATCTTAAAGAAATTGCTAAGTATAGTCAAACATGGTATGATTATTTTAATGTTGCTCAATGGTATCAGAATAGCATCTTCGCTAGAGACACTGCCACTCTTATGTACTTTAACTATAAAACAACTCAAAAGTTTGTTCATAAGAAAAAGAAAATGGATAGTGGTGCAGAAAGGGTTATTGAAAAAGAAGACACCTTTAATCCTCCAGAAGAAATTATGGAAGAGGGTAATTTTGAAAAGATAGAAAAAACTATAGAGGTTTGGTATGAAGGTGTAATGGTAATGGGAACCAACATTATATTGAAATGGGAAATGGCAAAAAACATGGTTAGACCTAAGTCAGCTTCTCAGTATGCGTTACCTCAGTACGTTGCAGTTGCCCCTAGAATGTACAAAGGCAACATAGAGTCATTAGTTTCTAGAATGATTCCATTTGCTGATTTAATACAAGTTACTCATTTAAAATTACAACAAGTCGTATCTAGAGTAGTTCCTGATGGGGTATATATTGATGCTGATGGATTAAATGAAGTAGACCTGGGTACAGGTGCTGCGTATAATCCTCAAGACGCATTAAGGTTGTATTTTCAAACAGGATCAGTAATTGGTAGAAGTTACACTCAGGATGGAGAGTACAACCAAGGTAAAATGCCTATCCAGCAATTAAACTCTAATAATGGTACAGGCAAAATGCAAATGCTGATTCAAAACTATAACCATTACTTAGACATGATCAGGGCAGTAACAGGACTTAATGAAGCTAGAGATGCTTCAACTCCTGACTCTAGATCATTAGTGGGGGTTCAAAAACTTGCAGCTTTAAACTCCAATACAGCCACTAGGCACATACTGGATGCTGGTCTTTATATATTGAGAAAAATATCTCAAGGTCTTTCTTATAGAATATCTGATGTGTTAGAATATACAGATTTTAAGGAAGAGTTTGCTAATAAAATAGGAAAGTATAATTTAAAAATACTTGACGATATAAAAAGTTTGTATCTCTATGACTTTGGTATTCACATTACTGTATCACCTGATGAAGTTCAAAAAGCTCAGTTAGAGCAAAACATTCAAATGGCTCTCTCTAAAAATGACATCAATCTTGAAGATGCCATTGACATTAGAGAAGTGAGAAATATTAAACTAGCTAATCAGTTATTAAAACTTAAGAGATCACAGAAAGAAGAGGCTGACAAAGAGCAGCAACTCATGATGCAGCAGATGCAGTCTCAAACTCAGTTACAAGCACAGCAAATGAAATCTCAAACAGAGATGGCTAAGATTGAAATGGAAACTAAATCTAAGATTGCTGTAATTCAAGCAGAGATACAGTTTGAAACACAAAAACTTCAAGCAGAAGCAGAACTTAAAAAAGCACTAATGGCTGAAGAGTTTGGTTATCAACAGCAGCTCAGAGATATATCTGAAAAAGCTTTACAAGAAAGAGAGACTCAAAGAGAAGATGCTAAAGCTCAACGAATTGATCAAGCCAACACTCAGCAGTCAAAACTTATTAATCAACGAAAAAACAATTTACCACCTACATCATTTGAATCAAATGAAGATTCATTAGATGGCTTTGATTTAGCTGAATTTGAGCCTAGATAAAAGTGTGTTTTTTCGTGTTTAAAAATTGTATAATTTTGTATAACAAATTAAATTAAATAAAATGGGAGATATTAAAGTAAGAGTTTTAGATGATGTAGAACAGAAATCTAAACAACAAGTTGAAGAAGAATTGTTAAAGAAGCATGAAGATCAGTTTGAAGACTCTACAGAATCTACTCCAGTTTCAGAAAACACAGAAACTAAGACAGAGGAAGTTGTAGAAAATCAAAAACCATCGTATAGCGATGATGATGTTCTTTCACATATTAATGAGAGATATGGTAAAACCATTAACTCTCTGGATGAGTTATTTGAAGAAAGGGGCAAGTCAGAGGAATTACCTGAAGATGTTGCTGCTTACTTTAAGTACAAAAAAGAAACTGGGAGATCTATAGAAGACTTTGTTAAGTTAAACAGAGATTTTTCTAAAGTTGATCCTGATGAGCTTTTGGCTAACTATTACAAAACAAAAGATGAATATCTTGATGATGATGATGTTGCCTCTATGCTAGACGAGTTTAATTATGACGAAGATCTAGATGATGAGAAAGACATTAAGAAGTTAAAGTTAGCTAAAAAAAGACAAGTTGCTGAGGCTAAAAAATTCTTTGAGGAAAGAAAAAGTCAATACAATGTTCCCCTTGAGTCAAGTGTTGGAAATGGTATTGATGAAAAAACCCAAAAAGAACTTGAAGCTTATAGAGAGCAACAAAAAACAAAGCAAGGTTACGAAGAGATGGTTGCTAAAAATAGAAAAGACTATTTGCAGAAACTAGACGAAACGTTTAATTCTGATTTCAAAGGTTTTGAATTTAAGATAAACGATAATACCTTTTCGTATAATCCAGGTAGTGTAGATGAGCTTAAGTCTAAAAATAATGATGTAACTGGTTGGGTTAAAAGTTATTTAGATGATAATGGGCAAATTAAAGACTACAAGGGTTTTCACAAAGCTTTGGCAGTAGTAAACTATCCAGACAAGTTTGCGAAGTTTTTTTATGAAAAAGGTCAAGCTGATGCAGTGACATCAGACGCTAAGAAAGCAAAGAACATTGATCTTAAAATGAATAAAGCTCCAGAAACAAGCTCTAAGGGTGGGTTACAAGTTAAGTCTACTTCCAATCCTAGTGATGGAAATAGATTAAGAATTAGAAAACGTAAATAAATTTTTAAACTAAAAAAATGAAAAAATGAGTGTATTAGCAACTCCAGGGTTTGACTTGATTCCAAGTGCAGAACGAGTAGCCCTTAGTACTAATTACCTTACTAACGCAGATTTTAATTTCATGAATCAGTATTTACCTGATACTTATGAAAAAGAATTTGAAAGATATGGTAATAGAAGTATAAGCTCTTTCCTAAGAATGGTAGGAGCAGAAATGCCTTCTAACTCTGACCTTATTAAATGGGCAGAACAAGGCAGATTGCACATTAAATATGTAGACTGTGCTTCAGGTTCAGCTGCTGCTTCAGAAACAGCAACTATTACTGTAAGTGACACATTAGCCCCTACCCTTGCAGGTGGTGGAACAACTACTGCTGGTCAAGGTGGTATTGCTATTAGAAAAAACCAAACTGTAATGATTTCAGCAAATACAGGTGCTTCAACTTTATTTAATAAAGCTGTGGTTACTGATGTTAATTATGCAGCTGGTACTTTTGATGTAGCTTACTATGAGACAGGTGGTCAAACATTTGCAACAACAGATACTTTAACTGTTTTCATTTATGGATCAGAGTTCAAAAAAGGAACTGATTCTATGGAAGATAGCTTAGAATCTGATGACTACATCTTTGAAAATAACCCAATAATCATTAAAGACAAGTACGCTGTTAATGGTTCAGATATGGCTCAAATTGGTTGGATTGAAATTACATCTGAGCAAGGAGCAAATGGATACCTTTGGTATTTAAAATCTGAGTCTGATACTCGAATGAGATATGATGATTATTTAGAGACTGCGATGGTTGAAGCTGTTCCAGCTGACAACGCATCTGGTGCTGCTAAATTCTTTGGTAATGCAGGTGGTACAGATGGTCAAGGTGGATCTCAAGGTGTTTTCTATGTTGTTAAAAACAGAGGAAATGTTTTCCAAGGTGCTCCAGCTGCTTTAGCTGACTTTGATGCAATTATTCAGAGATTAGATAAGCAAGGTTCTATCGAAGAGAATGTATTATTTGTAAACAGAGAATTAAGCTTTGACATTGATGACATGTTAGCTGCTCAAAATTCTTATGGTGCAGGTGGTACTTCTTATGGATTATTTGACAATGATGAAGAAATGGCTCTTAACCTTGGTTTCACAGGGTTTAGAAGAGGTTATGACTTCTACAAATCTGACTGGAAATATCTTAACGATGCTTCTATGAGAGGTGGTATTAACGCTGGTAAAATCTATGGACTTATGGTTCCTGCAGGTTCTACTACTGTTTATGATCAAATCTTAGGGAAGAACGCTAAAAGACCTTTCCTTCATGTTCGTTACAGAGCTTCTGAAACTGAAGACAGACGTTACAAAACTTGGATTACTGGTTCTGCTGGTGGTGCAAGAACTTCTGGAAAAGATGTTATGGAAGTAAACTTCTTATCTGAAAGAGCTGTTTGTACTTTAGGTGCTAACAACTTCTTCTTGATGGAAGATTAGTATTGATTACAATTAAGGGGAGGTTAACGCCTCCCCCTTTTTTAAAATTTAATTAAATAAAATAAAATGCAAAAAACAAAAAACAAACCAGTTAAGAATAAGTATGTAGATAAGATCTATAAACTTAAAAGAGATGCTGCACCCTTGGTGTATATGTTACTTTCTAAACACACTAAAAGAAAACCCCTTTTATATTTCGATGAATCTTTAGGTCAAAACAGACCATTAAGATATGCTATAAATCAAAAATCACCTTATGAAGATGAGCAAGATGGTAACGCAATCATGCAGCCTATTGTTTTTGAAGATGGTTTTTTAACTGTGCGTAAAGAAAATCAAGTATTACAAAAGTTTTTACACCTACATCCAGACAATGGATATCTTTTTGAAGAGGTAAATGAAGAGAAAGATGCAAATATTGAGGTGGCTAGAATTACTACTGAAGTAGATGCTTTAATTGCAGCTAGAGAATTAGACATTAACAGGGCTGTGCAAGTGGCTAGATCAGCGTTAGGTGCTAATACAGATAAGATGAGTTCAGCAGAAGTAAAGCGTGATGTTCTACTTTTTGCTAGACAACATCCTTCAGACTTTATGGATGTGTTAAATGATCCTATGTTAGAGTTAGTATCTAAAGTTCATGACTTCTTTACTTATGGTATTCTTTCTTATAAGAACAATAAAGATGTTTATTTTAACCTAAAAACCAATAAGAAGAAAGTTCTTACTGTCCCTTATGGAGAAAGTAAGGATTACATATTAGCTTCTTTTTTACAGTCTGACGATGGGTTAGAAACTTTAAAGATTTTAGAAAAACAACTTGAAAATTACCTAGAATCTTAAAGGATATTGACTGAGGTTTTTTTATTACCTTTGTTTATTATTAACCAACTTAATTTTTTAAACATGCAAAAGTTTTTAAGTATACCAGTCACAGGGGAACAAAATCAGCTCGTTTCCTGTAATGACATTAAATTAATTGAGCAAGCGTCTACTACAACAGTGACTATTTCTTATGGATCTGGAAAGATAGCAACTCTAACTCATGCTACTGCTGGTGCAGGAGTAGAAACAATGAGAGATAAAATTCAAGATGAAGTTGTGCTAGCTTTACAACAGCCTTGGAGAGATGTTACTAAACCAGTTTCTAACCTGCCTTTCGCAGTAAGTGGAATCGCATTAACTTAGTATTATGGAAAAGTTTTTAAATATACCAGTGCAAGACTTAGTTGTAACTGGAACGTCCACAACACCTAGTATTGGTGTAGATATAAAAACAACAGGTAATTTATTTGCCAATGTAAGCCCTGGAGATATCTTACATCAATCCACTGACAATTATTATTACGAAGTTTTAACTAAAGTTGATGACAACAATTTAACATTAGCTAAGTTAGAGCCATCAGCAGTAATTCCTGTAGTTTCAGGGAAAACTTTCTTTATTCATTCAGGAACTGCCTCAACTGGCGTATTGGTTTCAGGTGTTGATGTAGGGTTAGTAGAACAACTTTCTACTAGTACTACTACTATAGCGTATGATGCCCCTACTAGTGGTAATGATTTAATTACATTGACTCACACCCCAATTGCTGCTGGCAGTGAGGTGGCTAGAGACACTGTTCAATCACAAATTGTTAGAGCTTTACAGACTAAATGGAATGAGCCATCTTATAACGAAATAGGAGATGCATTAATTTCAGCTGATGACATCAAGGTTATTGGTATTGAATTAACTTAATTCATTTTACTCACTACTACTAAAGAGCACTTTTTTAAGGTGCTCTTTTTTTTTGGTTATCTTTGTAAGAAATAGGTTGAAAAATGTCAATGATAAATCGTGTTAGAGAAACTGTACTCTCTATTCTTAATAAAAATAACTATGGATATATATCCCCAATAGACTTTAACTTGTTTGCAGAGCAGGCACAGTTAGATTTATTTCAGGATTATTTTTATGAATTTAACAAGCAGATTAACGCAGAGAACCAAAGACTTTCTGGAACTGAAAGTGCTGATATTAACAGACAGATACAAGAAGTTATAGATACGTTTACTCAATTTCAAAACTTGTCACTATCTCTTACCCCTCAAGTATCTACACAAACATTTGACTTACCTAATGATTGGTATACTTTCGTAGAGGTTATTTGGGGGCAAAACTGTTCTAGAGCATCTGACGATGTTGCAAATAAGGAAGCAGAACGAGTAAGTGAATATCAAATACGAAGGTTGTTAAGATCTAATTTAACTGCACCATCAACTCTTTTTCCAGCTTATATTCTTACACAACAAGGATATCCTGCTACAGAAGGTCCAGGATCAGGAGCTCCTCCAGGTGGAACGTATGGTAATTTAAGTAATCAAATTACTTTGTTTCCAGCACCTACATCTGGATGCACATTATCTTGTGGACTAACTTACGTTAGATATCCTAAAACACCAAACTGGACATATTCAACGCTAACAGATGCTGCTGGTGCAGAGACAGGAGAGGCTATATTTAACCCATCACTTGCTAATTATCAAGACTTTGAATTGCCATTGTCAGATTCAACAGACATAGTTAATAAGATACTTCAGTACGCAGGCATGTCTATTAGAGAAATTGCAGTTGTAAACTTTGGGCAAGCTGAACAGAAAGAGCAAGATGCTGAGGAGAGTGTAAATTTACCAACAAAAAGAACTAGATAATGGCATATATATCAGCGTATCAATATTATGAGAATGGAGGAGTAGCTCCAGAAAATGCTAACTGGGGTTCATACCAATATGTTTCATTGGAAGATATTGTTAATAATTTTTTATTAATGTATCAGGGCAATCACTCCTTAGTAAATAATGAGGAGAGATACAAAATATTATTTCATGCTAAACGAGCTATTCAAGAATTAAATTACGATGCATTTAAAGAAACTAAGGTTTTACAATTAGATGTGTGTGAAAACTTGCGTTTTGTTTTACCACCAGATTATGTTAATTGGATTAGAATATCACTATGGAAGAATGGAACTTTATTCCCTTTAACTGAAAATATTCAAGCTATTAGCTCTGATGCATATCTGCAAGACAATAATTGTAAGATTTTGTTTGACGCTGATGGAAATGTTTTACGTCCAAACAACTCAGAAATAGATCAGGCAAGATTAGATAAAACAAAAACAAGTATTTACTTAAACGAAGGGAGTCCTTACCATGGAATGGATGGATGGAATATTGATGGGTGCTGGTATTTTGATTATAACATTGGTGCAAGATTTGGATTAAACACAGAAACAGCAAACCAAAACCCTACATTTAGGATTGATCAAAAAGCTGGCGTTATAAATTTTAGTTCTGGAATGTCAGGTGAGTCCTGCATTTTAGAGTACATATCTGATGGCTTATACAATGGAGACAATAGCAAAATAACAGTTAATAAATTGTTTGAAGAATATGTGTATGCATATATAGAATATGCTATTTTAAAAAGTAAAGTAGGGGTTCAGGAATACATAGTAAGAAGAACTCAAAAAAATAAATCTGCTCTATTAAGAAATGCCAAAATAAGATTGAGTAACATTCATCCTGGCAGGCTTTTAATGAACTTAAGAGGGCAAGCTAAATGGATTAAATAATGAAGTTAGTTCGTAGTTTTATAAAAGGTAGGATGAATAAAAGCGTTGATGAACGCTTATTGCCAGATGGTGAGTATATTGATGCATTAAATGTTAGGGTAGGTAATACTGAGCTAACAGATATTGGATCTTTAGAAAACACTAAGGGTAATGCTGCTATTACCACATTAAGTTATGGAGGTCAGGCTTTATCATCTCAAGCTATATGTATAGGTGCTTTTGAAGATGGTGCTAATGAAACTCTCTACTGGTTTGTTCATGATCCTGCTAATCCAGTATCTTCAACTAATATAGCTGACTTAATAGTTTCTTTTAATGTAAGCTCATCTACACTTACATACATAGTTCAATCTATAGATGATGGATCAGGTATTAGAACTGCGTTAAACTTTAATCCTAAATACCTCATCAATAGTGTTAATATTATAGAGGACTTATTGTTTTTTACAGATAACTATAATCCTCCCAAACAGTTAAACGTTAAAAGGTCTTATGGTGCTAGTTTGGATAATGGTAATGAACATTTAATTTATGTCATTAAAAAGCCACCTATGTTGGCTCCAACTATTGATCTTCTTAACACCCAGCATAATGTTAATTATTTAGAGGATAGGTTTGTAAGTTTTGCTTATAGATATAAATATCAGGATGGGCAATATAGTTCTTTATCACCATTTACTCAGATCGCTTTTGATCCTAGACCATTTTTTATAAACACTGACAACTTTACTAACAGTGGCATGTTAAATGAATTTAACGCTGTTGATGTAACTGTTAATACTGGACCTGAAGAAGTGGTTGGCTATGACATATGTTTTAAGTTTGCAGATGACAATTTTATTAGAGTAGTAGAAAGGGTTGATAAAGATCTTCCTGACAACACTTTACACACTATTGCTTTTGACAATAGTAAAACATACACCATACTTCCTGAGTCTGAAGTGTTAAGACTTTTTGATAATGTGCCAAGATTAGCACAAGCTCAAACATTAATGGGTAATAGAATAATGTATGGTAATTATTTAGAAGGATACGACCTTACTACCAGTAGTGGTGCTCTTACTAACATGGATTACATTTTAGAGCAGAATGGAGAGGCGATAAATTTTAATGCTTTTACCACAAGTTTTGCAAGTGGTGCTGTTTCTATCTTAGGTAATAGTCAAGGAACGTTTACTAATCAAACAGTTACTTTTGATTTATCTAACGCAGAATTAAATATTAATACCATATGGTATTTTTCTATAAACATAGAACACCATAACTATGTAACTCAATCCCTTTATACGCCTCCACCAGCTATAGACGCCCCCACTGGTGGTAACTCACCATTTACCATAGAGTTAACTTATACTCTACCACAAACCTATGCAACTGTATATGACGTGGTAAATAGTTCAGAATTTAGATCAGCAATAGGGGCTAACCTAACTAACACTAATCCAGCAGTTACTAACATACAGCAGGTAAATAATTGTGCTTTAGGAGGCACGCTAACAGATGTTTATAACTGCAACATCAGTACGCCTAAGACTTCAGCTTCAAATACCTGGACAATATTTAGGACAGGATACAATGGATCTAATGGTGGAGAATCAATGTATGTTCCTAGCTCTCCAGGAAACAACACTGTTTCATTTAGAATACTAGCTGCCTCTTACAAAGAGACAACAAACTTAAACCCCTTACTTGCTGAAACCTTTCAAATAACAGGAGCAACTGGTTATTCTCAAAATGTAACAAGTAATAAAAGTTTACATACTGACAGAAATTATGAGGTAGGGATTGCTTACTTAGATGAGTTTGGAAGACAGTCTACAGTTCAGGTGAGTGAAAACAACAGTGTCTATGTGCCTTGCTCTGCTGTAGGTTTTAAAAATACTTTAGTGGCTAACATTCCTATAAGTCAACAAGCACCTTCATGGGCTAAGTTTTATAGGTGGTACATAAAACCTGATAGATATTTATATCAAACCATATACGCAACTAACTGGTACGCTGAAACAGGAACCAATATTACCTGGATACAATTGGAGGGAGAAAACCAACAAAAAGTAGAGGTTGGAGATTTCCTTAGACCTAAGGCTGATGTTAATGGACCTGTAGATAGATGCTGTGAAGTTGAGGTTTTAGACAAGCAAAATAAAGAAAGAAACTTTTTAACTGGAACAGATCCTAGTAATGTTGAGGTTACTAATCAAAGAGCTGGCGTCTACATGAAAGTTAAGGAAAGTTGTTTTAGTGCTGACAATAGCTTGACTCAGGTGTTTACAAGTGGAAACATAGATGTAACTAGTAAAAAAGATAGAGACACTAATGGAGCTTCTTTAGTGGGTTCTGGAGATAAAGATTACTTGTTTGTTGATTATCCAGTATATTCAGGATCAGCTGCCACAGCAACTAGATGGACTGTAGAGGCTGGAGATATAGTTGACATATATGTAAGAGTAAGAAGAGATGCTCAAAAGAAATGCAAGGACACATGTGGTGCTAAAGAATCACTGCTAGGTACTAATGATATAACACCAGTAAGTATTGTCTCTAGTGCTAATTACCCTAACTTTCAAGAGTTTTTTGAAGGAGAGGGATTGGTAGCGAGATGGCAAAACTCTCCTGATGACACTATAGATTGCATAGATGACGCTGGATCTGGAGCTGCTGTGTACTATTCTACACTAGCTCAAGGCACATCTAGTGGTACATTCCAAATTGATCCAGGAAGTGATAGTTATTTAGCATTGCAAGGCACATCTCAAATTCAATTTTACGAGGTTCCAAATGCTACTGCTGGACAAGATTATTTATTCATGCGAGTAGTTGGTGGATATCCATTTTGCAGTGGTAGAAAAAAGGGCAACTCTTTAGAGGTTGAGATTGTAGTTACAAAAAACCCCAACACTATTGTTTTTGAAACTATTCCTACAGATGCTAATGCTGATCTTTATTACGAAAGTGCTGAGACTTATGGTATAGATGCTAATGGTAATCACTTAGGTATAACTGCTAACAACGATGTAAGTCAAGATATTGCAGCTGGCACAGAGGGGGTTATTAATTTAGATTTTTACAATTGTTTTACTTTTGGCAATGGCGTGGAAAGTTTTAGAATATTAGATTCTTTAAGTCAGCAATTCTTTTTATTTGGAAATAGAACTAATATAACCACAGATGAAAACTATAGAGCTATTAGAAGGTTTGCTGATGTAACTTATAGTGGAACTTATAGTCAAGAACAAAACATAAATAGATTAAATGAATTTAATTTAGGATTAGCAAATTTTAAAACTTTAGAACAGACGTTTGGGGATATTCAAGTTTTAGATGCAAGAGAAACAGACATGTTGGTTTTGCAAGAAGATAGAATATCTTATGTGTTAGTGGGGAAAAACTTGTTGAGTGACTCTACTGGTGGTGGTGCAATTACTTCTGTCCCTGAGGTTTTAGGAACTCAAATTGCTAGAACTGAAAAGTATGGTATAAGTTTTAATCCAGAAAGTTATGTTCAATGGGGAAGAGAGAAGTTCTTTACTGATGCAAAAAGAGGAGTGGTATTAAAACTGGATGGTGCAGGGCAAGCAGAAAAGCTTGACGTAGTATCTGAAGTGGGTATGGACTCTTGGTTTAGAGATTTATTTCAAGGATCTTTTTACACGCAGAAACTAGGTGGTTATGATCCTTATATGGATGAATATATTTTACACTCCAACGAAACTGAGATACCTATTAATGAGCCATGTTTTAGTTGTGGGGGTAGAAAAGAAATAACTGTAACAGCTGGTCAGGTGGTTAGGTTTTGTGTTGATTACGATAGTGCTGTAGGTAGTGCTGTAATGAACTATACTGAAGATTTAGCAGGTTCTGATATTGACATCAAGGTAACCTACAACAGTATAGATACTACACAGACTAACGTTACTGCATCTGGATCTATTTCTTTTAATAAAGATATACCTCATATTCAAACAGCTGACATTGTTATTACTGGAAACGCTACTGTTTCTACATTTACTTTTAATTTTGAATGTCCTGTACCTAAGATATTAAATGTTATTTCAGTATGTGTGACAAGTCAGAGTGAGGCAGGGCAAAGTATTCATAATGGACACAGCTATTTATCTTCAACTGTTTTTTCACCTTTAAATTCACAAGCTGTAGTTTTTGGATCTGGATCCTTTCCTATTGTTTCTCAATATCAAGTATTGTCAGGTGCACAAGGAACGCCATCTATACCTATTGATGGAAGTGTTGTGTTTATGTCTTCACGCCAAATTTCTCCTGACAACTTTGTTTTTGATACAGCCACAGATAATTTTGCATATTTAGTTTCTTCAACAGAATATACTAATACTCCAGCTGATATCAATACATTATTGTCTTTAGCTACTCCTGTCACTACAGACACTAGTAATGCACCACAAACCTATAGAGGTTCATTTACTATGCCTGCATCTAGCACTAATGATTACTTGTATTTAGTTTTTGATTACAGGCAATCTACGTTACTTGATTTATGTTACGATGGTTCGAGTATAGATGATGTTTGCTGTGAGTGTACTACTTGTACAGAGTATAAATCATTTTCTTCAACTAGACCTATGGCAGATTTTACTACTATATGTTCAGTCCCTGTATATAATCAAACGTATTATCATGATGGTACTGGTACGCTTCCTGAAATTGGAGACAACATATTTTTGGATCAGAGTGGAACATCTTTGGGGGTATTAGCTCCAGGGTGGTTTAGACTATCTACCTCGCCAAATGAAATATGCTATGTAGAAACTGTGGGATCAAATACTAGAGTAACCTCAAAACAACTTTGTTAATTATGCCAACACCAGCACCATATTATATAGACTCGCAATCCTTTACCACTGCTACAGCAGTGTATACTGATGCACAACTAACCACTAAAGCCCCTGATGGTTATTATCAGAACTGTGGACAATACAGACAGCAAACATCTGGGGTTCTTGGTCCTATTCAAATTTGCCCATTTTGTGAAAAGGCTGTATGTGGAACTAAGCCTACAGCTGGATGGACAACAGCTAGTCAAGGGGTTTATGATTTTGAAATAGATTTAGGAACAGGAACCAATGTTAATTGGCAAGTAAAACTAACATCCTCAGATATACCAACAGGTATTTTTGTTACACACAATAGTGTTGTATATTCAGCAGGAAGCTCTAGTGCTTATGGTTGGTTAGCTGGTCCATACTTTGGAAAGAACTCTGAAATCACTGCTTATGATTTTCCTAACTTTTCTCCATACGCTGTCAATAAAATGAACTGGGATGGACTATCTAATGGCTCAGGTGTAGGCACAGGCTTTGTTCCTTCAGGATCCACAGAAAACATTGTGGTTGCCCCTAGTGATGTTTCTGGAGTTGCTTTAAACCCAGGAGTTGTTAACTTATTTATACCAAAGATTGCAGCTGAACCTAGAACTGCTACAATAAGAATCGTTGGACCTGTTGGAGCTAATTTAAATTCAGTATCTTTGAGTAACACATGTCCAGTAGCCTTAACAAGTTTTAGTGCGAGTGGTAGATTTGGAGCAGCAGTAGATGCTTGTGCTGCAACTAATTCAAACACCTATTACAATGGACCAGTTACAGGGACAGCTGGTGAACCTGCTTTATATGATGTAATATTTACAGATGTGGCAGGAAGCACTAAATTAGCAACAAGTAGTGGAGCTGGTTTTTATGGCTTTACTTCTTCATCAGCTAGTGGATATTTTGAAATTGACGCTAACAGTGTGATAATTGCTATTGGCAGTTGTCCACCTTAAAATAATATTATGCCAAACTACACATTGTCATGGGACTCTAATATACCTGGATGGGTATCTTTTTATTCATTTTATCCTGAGAAGATAATAGGGATGAATAATTATCTGTACACTTTTAAAAATGGAAATCTATATAGACATAATGTCAATGATAACAGGAATGTATTTTATGGCGTTACAGATCCAGCATTAGGTGCTAGGTCAGAGGTTACAAGTATAGTCAACAGAGATCCTTTAGCTAACAAGGTTTTTAAAACTTTTTATTTAGAATCTGATGATACTTGGGAGGGTGAGTTTACTACTGATGTTATTACTGGGTTTATAAAAGGTAATACTTCAAACTCAGCTATTGCTCCTCCACCTGCTGCTAATTACTGGCAGAAAAAAGAATCTGACTTTTTTGCTTTTATCAGAACCAATCAGCTTCCTGAGTCTGGAAGTGGAACTTCATATTCTACAAGTCCTGACTTACAGTTAAGGTCTGTTAATGGCATAGGTAACTTACTAAGTGTAGACACTACAAACCCTACAGGATGGGTGTTGACATTTGCTAGTACCATAACTATAAACCCAGTTTTTGTAAAGCCTGGTGATCCAACTACAGGTGTTGGTGGAGATTTAATATATAATTTTGCAGGTACGCCTAACCCTAACCCTGTAGGTTTAGTAAGTGCGATTACAGCCAATACCATTACTGTTAATCCTACTGGATACAGTGGTGTAGCCCCAAACCCTACAGATCTTTTATTCTCAGTTAAAAATTCAATAGCAGAGTCTAATGGTTTACTTGGACACTACTTAGAGTTTAAATTAACAAATATTAACACTAACGCAGTAGAGCTTTTTGCTGTGGGATCTGACGTGATGGTTAGTGAACCTAATCCACGATCAAAGTAATTTTGTATATTTGCATATTAGCATTAAGCTCTTTTAAAGGGCATTTAAAATAAAAATATTTATTATGGTAGCATTATTAGGATTAACAGCAGGAACATTAGTGGCTTTAGGTTTATCTGTGACAGGACAAACTGCTTCAGCTCTTGGAAGTTTAAGTAAAGCTAATGAAGCTAAAAGAAGATCTGATGATGCACTAAGGCAAGGTGAAAGACTACAGCAAAAAGTTATTGACAGGATAGGTGCTTCTAATTATATGAAACAGCTAACTATCAATAAGAAAGCTTCTGAAGATGCTATTGACGCATTGATTGCTGGTCAAGCGAGTCAGCAGTTAGGAGTTGGAGATCAACGAGGTGCAAGTGCTGGAGCTGCTAGACAACAAGCTATCTTAACAAAAGGTTTAAGTCAAGTTCAAGATTTTGAAATAAAACAACAACAAGATATTCAAAAAGCTATTGCTGAGGAAGATAGAAGAATAGCAGAGCAGATAGGTGGTATTGAGCTAGGACAAGCTAATCAGCAATTTGAGGCAGGTAAGGCTTATCAAGAACAAGAGGTAGACCTTAGAGCTCAAGCTAGAAAATCAGCTGGAGAGGCTATATCTACAGTAGGTGAAGCAGTAATCCCAGGGTTAATTGAAGGTATTGACACTAAGGTTGCTCAAAAACAACTTTTAGATAAAGCATCTTTAAATGCACCTGTAGCTGCTGGATCAGAAACACCTATACAAGATTATTTTAAAAACACTATGTCAGGGTTTGGTGGTGATGTTGCTGATTTTGACAACAATGAAGCGTTAAAAGGAGCACTGTTATCTAATGAAACATTTGGTAAAGGTTTTGGTGAGTTACTATATTCTGGTGCTGGAGATGAGCAAATTACAGATTACTTATTTCAAAACCTGCCTTTTGAAACAGTGCAAGGAATTATAGGTGGCATAGGACAATAAAAAATTTACAATGGCAGAATCATTACAACCCACACAATTTGAGTCAAAAGTAATAAAAGAAACAGCTGTAGATTACAGTGCGTTTTCAAAAAGTTTTTCAGATGCTATTGAGTCAGGACTAGCTACTAGGGACTCCATGTTGACAGACATCAACAAAACTCAAGATGCTTTTAATGAAACAGTCCAGGAAAATGCAGAGCTAACAGCTGCTAGTGGGGATATGTTGGTTCCTAGAGTTACTAAAGCCATGGAGGAAGGCTCATTGATGTTGCAAGAAGCAAACAATTTGTACAGAAGGGGTAAGATGACTAGAGATCAATGGCTTAATAAAACCAATAAGATTAACAATTCTGCTACTCAAATGAAAGCTTTTATTACAGAGTTTAACACTCAGTATGAAGAAGCGATGGCTAGACAAAAAGCAGGGACATTGGAAGGCTCGAAAGTTTTAAGTCAAGGGTCTACATTAGATGCTTACAACATGGAAGGTTTAGGGGCTTTAGCTCAAATGGTAGATCATGGCTTTCAGTTTACAGCAAATGGCGATTTGCTATTTGCAAAGTTTGATAAAAATGGCAACCCATCTAAAAAGGTGGGGGATTATAGAACACTTCCAGGGTCATTGTCTGCTGTAGTTCAAAAGTATGACAATGTAGATATGAACAGTGTGTATGACACTACAGCTGAGGGGCTAGGAGTATTCTTAAAAGCTGATGTTAAAGGTAGGTTTATAAAGACTATGTCAGATGTTAGGCAAAACGATGAGGCTATGGCATACATTAATGCTGAGTGGGAGACAGTAAGTAATAATGACGATTCGATATTAAGCCTTATTACTGATCAAGGGGTTCCAGGACCAGATGGTATGCCAGCTGGCACTCAATATAATTACACAGAAGATAAAGATGAGGCTGATGCTAATAAAAATTTAATATTAGTTGAGGCTGGACAGGATGGTAGACTTAATCCTATTAGGGATCATGAAAACTTTATAAAAGCATCAGAAAAAGCCAAGACTACTTTTGAAAATGGCGTAGGCTCTAGACTTGGATTAAAAGAAACCATAACAGAAAGAAGAGCTCCAGCACAAATGCAAGAGTGGCAGTATAAAAGAGGGGATAAGTTAAAGGAACAAAAATCAAACCTAGATTTAATTAACAAACTTTTTAGTAGTAACGAAGGTGGATACAATGAATCAGTTAGTGCTTTAAAAAACTTTGTTGTAGTTACTGGTGAGGGAGGTGATAAAGTAGAGGTGAAACTTGATGATCTTAGGAGAGGAAAAGATGGAATTGTTTACATGGAAAAAACAATAACAACAATTGACCCCCAAACTGGGAAAAAAACAACTGAACCAGTACAAGATCAGATTGATATGACTGGCATGAACAATAGGCAGTTTATGAATGCTTATTTCTCTTTTATGTATGGCTTTGCACCACCAAAAGATGCAGTTAACTCTTACAACCAAGTAGATTCTTATGGAACATCAAATAAAGATTATACTGCTACAACAACTAGGCTTTCTTCTAAAAAATATTCAGATCTTCCACTCATGAAGTTTGGTAATGACGAGATTAGTCCTAGCAAGGTGTTTAAAGATCCTATAGAGGAAGATAACATAAACACAGTAATAGACGCCTATAGCTCCCTTGTGTCAGGAGGGTTAGATGCAGACCTTAACTTTACTGGTTATGAATATTCTGGAGATGAAACAGAAGATAAGTATGGTCGTAAGTTTTCAGAGGGTATTATATTTGGTTATAAAGGAAATAAATATAAATTCCCTTTAACAAAAACAGATGGTGAATTTAAAATTCAAGGAGGAAACTTCGAGGCGTTATACAAACAGATGGCTCAAGGAGATGAATTAAAAGGTAACTATGTAATTAAATTATAAGCATGGAAGAAACAGTTTACACTACCCCTAATGGACAGCAGGTTGGAGAATCAGAATTAAAATCTTATTATGGAGATGAATTTGATTCTTTAGTTGAGGATGGCACATTAAAAGCTGAGGTGTCTTCTACTGAAAATATTCAGCCATCTAATGGTGAAATACTTTATACTACTCCAAATGGTATGGAGGTTGGAGAGTCTGAACTAAAATCTTATTATGGAGACGAATTTGATTCTTTGGTACAAGATGGTACATTAAAAAAAAAAGACGAACCAGAATTTTCTTCTCAAGAGGAAGGTATGGAATCTACTACCAAGGAAGAAAGCACAGATGGCTCTTTGGAATCTGGAGAAGCTAAACAAGATTTTAGTTTCTTAAACCAACAGAAAGAAGGGTATAGAGAGATTAGAGATGAACGTGGGCGTAAGCTTGACATTTACGCAGGTAATCCTTTAAACGACACTCCAGAAGCTGTTAAATTTAGCCAGGCTTATATAGATGCCTCTCCACAATATCAAGAATATAAATCAAGAATTGAAAAGCTTTCAGCTGCACGAGAACGTGGAAAAGGATTAACAAGTCAACCTGAAGCTCCAGATGAAAAGCAAAACATACAAAACTTTATAGCTAACGAAAGTACAACAGATGGCAGTGTTAGCATGATGTCTAAAGCTTACCAAAACAATAAGCAGTATGACGTAAACAATGATGGTGTTATTGATCAGAAAGATATAGAGGCTGTTGACAAGAAAAAAGAAGCAGCATTAACTGAGCACAATAAAGAGGTTGATGAAAGTAAGTCTACCTACAAAACTATTTTTGATGAGACAGGCAGACAGTTTGCTCCTGGTGATGATAAGATTCAGGAACTAAAAAAATATACTGAGAGAAAAGCAGTAGAGATAGAGAATCAAAAAAAGGAATGGTTAGAAAAAGAAAGATTATCTAATCAACGAAATGAACAGATTGCTAATGATCAAGAGTTTGCAGAGCTGCTGACTAATGACTCGTTGAGTAAAATAGCAAAAGACAATATCTCTGCAGAAGATAGAATAAAGGCTTTTAATAAACAGTTTGGTAGATATGGCTTTAGTGCTATGCCTACTATATCTAATGCAATAGGTAATGGTTTTGGTGTTGTTGACATAAATGGAAATGTCATTGACGTTGACTTAGATCAGATAGAAGATTTTGACTTATTGACAGAATTCTTAAAGAACAATGCTGACCTTAACATCTCACCCAAAGATGACTTAATGGATGTGGCAAATAAAAAAGCTGTTAAGTTTTTTGAAGATAAAGGATTAAATTATTATGCAGTATCTGCAGGGGGTAGAAACTATAAACACCTACAAGACAAATTAACTTTAGCTGATGCTTTATTGGAAGACCCTAATTCTCAATATCAGAAGTATAGCGAAGAAGACACTAGAAGATTTCCAGATCTTTTTATGACTTTAAAAAATGGAATAGTAGTGCCTAAAACCCCAGCTACGCTGGCTAAGATTGTTGAAGATGGGGAACAACAATATGAGAAGCTAGCTGAGGTTTATGGTGCAGGGTCAGTGTTTGATACCTACATTAGTGACACAATGGATGAGTTTGATTTCTTTGCTGAAAAAGAAAGACAGAACAGTATGGCTTTAGCAGCAGAAGTAGATAAAGCTTCAAAAAAAGCATATGACGTTTCACAGGCAGAGTCAGAAAGAATATTTGGCAAACAGTTTCAAGATATTGAAGTGGTGGTGAATGAGAAAGGTGAGATTATTTTAGGTCAAGGGGATCTTAAAACGCTAAACGATTATGAACAATATCGACAACTAAGCAATAATATAAACAGCATAAACATATCTCAAAAAGAAGCAGCTAATTCATACTTAAATGCTAGGACCTTTTTTGACATGAAGTTTGACAAAAGCATAACTGAGAATACAAAAAGAAATTATGAGGGGTTTAAAGGTGAGTTTAACAAAGGTTATAAAAGGGGTAGCGCAGGAGATGTCTTGTTATGGTATGGCATGGGTCTTACAGGTCATGACTCACAAACTAGAGAAGAGATGTCTAAAGAGGTTGCAGCTTACTTGCAATCAGCAAACAACAGCACAGAAAGTTTAGCTTTAAAACGTCACAATAGATACACTAGAAAAGGTTTTTTTGATTCTGGAAGTGAGTATTGGGCAACTGTTTTTAGAGATCCTTTTGAGGTAGCAGGTGCATTATTTGCTAACTCTATGAGCCAAATGCTACCTTATGGATTAAAAATAGCTGTCCCTATAATGGGTGCTAGAATAGTTCAAAGAGGTAGGCAGGGTGCTATTGGTGGGGCTGCTGCCACTGCTGCTGTTGGTGGTGAAGGTGGTATTCCAGGGCTTGCTATTGGTGCAGGACTAGGTGCTATTGAAGGTGCAGGTGAAACTTTTGCTATAGCTAGTGGACTAGTAGAATACACCAATGCTATATTAGATGTGGCTGCTGAGAAGGGTTACAACCCTACATTACCACAAGACTGGAAGACTGCAATGGAAGATGATGAGGTTTGGAAAGACGCTAGAAACAGAGGGTTAGCTAGAGGTGTGCCTATTGCTTTGGTTAACATGTTGACTGTAAAAATGGGTGGTAAAATCTTTGGTGCTGGGAGAAGGGCGTTTACTCAATCTGCTGTAGCAAAAAGTGCGATGGTAGGTGCTGAGTTTTCAACAGTAACTTTAGGTGAAGGATTAGGAGAGGTAGCTGCTCAGGCATCAAGAATGGCTTTTATTGGAGATCAGGATAAGTTTGCTTGGAATGAAGTAGGAGATGAGATGTTAGGATCATTAGGTGCTCCTGTTCAGTATGCCAATATAGCTAAAAACATGTATGACGTTAATAGTCGTGCTCAAAAAATTCAATTTGCTGAGTCGCTGACAGATGTAAAAAACATCATGAAAGAAACTGCAAGCCCTAAGAAAATTTTAGCTTGGACCAACAACATGAGGGAGACTGGGCAGATTGATGATGTGACATATCAACAGATTACAGACAACCTGGCAGCTAAGAAGACAGCTCAGGAATATATTAAAAATGGCAACCCTGACTTAGCAATAGCAGAAGAAGAGGTTGCGTCTGAAGTTGCTACTGAAGAAGCAGTAGAAGATGTGGCTCCAAGATTTAAGGGGGCGTTTACTAACAAAAAACTTAGAGCAGATCAAGAAACTACTACTGAAGAGGCTGCTCAAAGAGTAAAGAATAGAGATAAAAAATTATTTGATGAAACTCAAGAAGCTCCAGGAATTCCTGGTGCTCCTAAGATTTCTGATGTGACTACTGATGGTGAAGTTTCTACAGGCGTTTATTCAAATGAAAATGGTCAAGTAGATATAATTATTAGTAGCACAGGCACTAATCAAAATTTTGTAGGTTATTACAGAGTTTATGAAAATGGTAAGCCAACTAATAAGTTTACATCTAAAATGCAGGTAGTAGATGGCAAAGGGTTTGGAAAAATGATAGCCAATGCTCAAACTCAATTACCTGAAGGTCATCAATGGATGGAGACTAAAAGTGTTTCTAAAGATGGATTAAGGGTTTGGAATAAATCTAAAGAGAAAGGGTATAAAGAAAGTGTTGATGAAAATGGAAATGTAATTACTAAAGAGGTAACATTAAATCAAGCCACAAAAGAAGGTATAACTGGAAAGTCTACAGACTACAAAGATGTTGTAGTTAGTAAAGCTGAGGCTGATAATATTGTTAATGAACTTCAAGAGATATACCCAGGAATTGAAACATCTACCATTAAAGGAGGTCCAGGTAAAGTTAAAATAAAAATAAAACTACCTGTATTAGAAAGCACTACTGAAACTACTACTGAGGCTGTAACAGAAGATGTGGCTCCAACAGATCAAGAAACAGTATCTCAAAAAACTACTGTAGAATCAGTAATTCAGAAAGTAAGAGGTAGAGGGAGAAAGGCAAAATTAAAAAGCAGGGTAGCTGAATTGATAAAGTCTAGAAACTTTTACCAGCAAAGCAAAGAAATTTATGGACCTCAGATCTCTGAAATCAACAAAGAGATAAATGAGATTATAACTTCAGGAAAAGTAAGAAGTAAAGAGAATCAGGTTAAGCTTCCACAGCTAGGACAAAGCTATACTGTTAATGGTAGAAAATACAACGCTAAACAGTTTGTTAAGATCTTAAATAAGATGAGTTCTAAGGATCTTATTAATAGCAACATTATTATAAGAAACCCTAACCAAGAGGTTCAAGACATTTTAAAAACTAAAAACCAAGAGATAGATGCCATTCAAAAGCCAAGCACAGAGAAAGTGGATGTACAGCAACAATCCACAGATGGCGAAACGTTGGGAACAAGAGACACCCAAGAAACGCCTACCCAAGAGAGTCAAGAAAAAATCCAAGTTGACCAGACGCAAGTAAAAATAGAAAAACAATTAGAAATAGATGGAATTACTCCTGAATTTAAAGAAGCAAAAGATAATATACCAACTTTAACAATATATGAAGAAGGAACAGATAAAGTTATAGAAAAAATTATAGGAAAAGAAGCGGTAGAAAAAGCAAAAGCTGAAGGAAAAAAAGGACAGAGAGGAACAGATTTAGTAGCTGTTAGAGAAAGAGTGCAAATTATAGAAATAGGAGGTAAAAAATATAAATTTACTGTTCAATTATATGATGATGGTACAGCTAGATATCAAGTATCTGAAATTGATAGAGGGGGAATTAGTATAAAGAATTTAAGTAAAGACGAATATTATAATTTATTAAATCAAGAAGAAGTCCAAGTTGACCAAGCGAAAAAAGAAGTAGATCAAGAGGTTACATTAGAACCTGCTGTAACAGAAGATGGGGAGATAGATTACGAAGCAGAAGACAAAGTTAGAAATATTGCTAAAGAAAGAGATTTAGGAATTACTTCAGATAGAGAAATAGCATTTATAGCAAGAGATAAAGATGGTAAAATTGTAGGAGGTGCATACACTTCTTATGATAATTCAACAGGTAAATATACTTTTGATGTTGTGGTAGATAAGTCTGTAGAGGGCAAGGGAGTTGGTTCTAAGTTGTTAGACCAAGTAAAAGATTTACCCTTTGAAATACAAGATATGAATCCTGAAGCTACAGTAGAAGTAGATGTTGTTAGCCCTGTAATGGAAAAAATGCTTAAATCTAAAGGTTTTGAAGTAATAGAAAAGATTGGTCCTAGTAGATTCTTAATGTCACCTAAAACAGAAACCCCCACTACTGAGGTTAGTGAAGTTGTAGAAGAAACCAAAGTAGATCAAGAGGTTGAAAAAGTAGTGAAGGATGAGGCTGAAGTATTGGCTCAAGCACTAGGTCTTAACATCTCCTCTAAGAAAGGAGATGCTAGATTTGAAATTGCAGAAGAGGTTGAGTTAGAAGACGAGGTGTCTATTAAAAAGATTGAGGATGCAATGAACAAAATGCTGGATGCTCAGATACAATTCACAGAGCCTACGAGCCAGCCAGATACTAAGGTGAATGCTGTTAAAGTATCTAAAGTAAATAAAAAAGAAATAGCTAAGGCATTAAAAAAACTGGGATTAAATGAAGATGAAGTAATAGTTACTTTAGAAGAATTTGACAATACTCCAACGCTTATGGCGATGTCTGATGTGTTGGCTACAGGTAAGTCTCTCAAAGATTCACAAGGTAATCCTATAGATGTTCGAGGTGGACTAATGTATAATCTTTTAGGTCCTAATAAAAATCTAGCATGGGCAGGAGTAGATTTTGAAGGTGCTCAAAAAATGGTTGATAACGCTGTAAAAGTGTACCAAAACAATAAAGAGTATTTTAATAACTGGTGGGCAGATAATCCTAAATACAAAGGAATGGTTCCTTTAACTGTAATGAGAATGGCAGATAGTGCCATATATTCTAATGAAGCTACATTTAGATGGATTAACCCAACAATAAAAAAATATTCTTTAGAAGCTAGGACTGAAGCATTTAAAACTTTTGTAAAAGATTTAGACAAGCCAATAACAGGGAAAGATTTAAAAAAAGCTAAAGCTGACTTTAAAAAGTTTTTAGAAAATAACCCAGAAATTAAAACCATAGATCAATTATTAGATGCAGTTGTTAAAGACAGTCAAGAACGAGCTAAGAAAAAAACTAAAGAAGATGCTACAGCTGAAGCTGGTCACTTACCTTTAGATTCTAAAAAATATTTATTTCATAAGATTTTTAGTCCAGCTAAAACTCAGAAGGTTGGTGGTAGACTTATTGCAAAAACGTTAAACGATATTGATTCCCAGCCTGATCAAAAAAGTATGTTTAGTGAAAAATTATTACTTGATGATATTGGAGAGCCTGCAATGATGCAAGCTAGAAAAGGTGACGTCATGGGGTTTATGGGTATTGATGTAATTAATCCTAAAGTAGTTAGAGCTGATCATCAAAATTATGGATGGGGACCAAAGGGTAAATTCTTGGGAGTACTTGAAACCCCTACTAATGGCATCAATGTGTTTCCAGAGTTTTTTGCAAAAGCATCTAGAGTATTTAAACCTGAAATAGAAAAAGCCACTGGTAAACCTAAATCTTTACCAAGTAAAGAAAAAGTTAGGGATCAAGTTGGTGGTTCGTTTTTTATTGACAACGCATTTGTTGGTGCAAGAATTAAAGCCAGTAAAATGTCGCCAATTGAAATTATAACAGCAAAATTGAGATATGCTTTTCCTCAAGTAAATGTTATTAATAGTCAACAAGAGTTTAATAAAAAAATTAATGAGCCTGGAGTGCTGACGAGTAAGGTTAAAGGAAAAGTCATTTTGGGTCTTACTAAAGATGGACAGATATATCTTAATCCAGATAAAGCAACCCTAGCAACACCTATACACGAGTTTGGTCACATATGGATTGACTTTTTAAGATCAAAGGCAAGTGGGAAAAAAGGAACAGCACTTTTAAATAAAGGGTTGGAACTAATTAAAGACACCTCTTATTATGAGAAAGCAAAGAAAAAGTATGGTGAGTTTGATGCTGATGGTAATTTAACTAATGAAGATTTAGTTTTAGAAGAAGCATTAGTAGAAGGTATAGCTACCAAAGGAGAGAACATTGCGAAAGCTAGTGTGAGATCTAATTTTTTATCTTGGTTAAATGGTATGTACAAATACATACAAGAAAAATTTACTACCAGTAAAGAAACTAAGATGGAGGACATTGCCAACTTAAGTATTGATGACTTTCAAAACATTGCACTTGCTGATTTGTTTTCTGGCAAGACTGCTATGGAAAAAGAAGCAGCTGCCTTTGATCCAGCATTTGAGGCTGGCAAAACTTCCAGGGCTAGGTTTGAAGTAATGGGTGGCTTATCAGCCATAGAGATAATAAGAGAAGGTAGAAAGCAAGGTTTTACAGACGCTTCAATAATAGAGGTTGTAAAATCTATGTATCCAAAGCTTACTATAGAAGAAATAAAATCTACAATAGATTTTGAAGGTGGGCAGATTGGTTTATTCCAGGACTACAATGTCCCTGCATCTTTTGGTAATGTAATTGGAGGTATGCGTGAAGGAATAGCCATGCTTAGTGACATAAGAAACACCCTTAAAAAAACTAAAAAGAAAAGAGACAAAGAAGGTAAGCCACTTACCAGGATCCAGATGAGAGAGATGGCTGGAAAGCTGTTAAGGAATCATGAGGTATATAAGCTGTTGACTGGAAACAAACAACTTCAGAAACAGCTAGAGGTGGATCTAGATAAGTTAATGGATATTGATGAGGGTAAGAATCTAAGCGAAAGAATGGATCTTCTTAAGACTCAAATAAGAAGCATGAAGGTAAATGAAAGCAACCTTCAATCCATGAAGAAAAGAATTACCAGCTTACTTCGTCAACAGGTAGCTATCAAAGAGGTTACTAAGAGTGAATACAACAAAGCCTTAAGGATACTCAGAGATGCTAAGTTAGATAACTTCGATGCCAGCATGCTTAAGATTGAAAAGTTAGCAGAAGACATTGAGGTAAGGCAAAAGAAAGCGTTGATAGCTGAGACTATTAAAAACTTTACCAATCTAGCTAAGGTTGGTAGAAGTAAATCTGGGAGAACAGTTTCTAAAGGCAGAATAGATGCTAGTGGAATTAGGTTTTTTGCAGAGGCTGCTAAACAGTTGAAAGCTTTTGCTAAGAATGATGAGAAGACAATTAACAGGTTGCAAGCAGAATTGTTTGATGTTGTTGATGGATTAGTGACAGGTGTTAAAGCTGAGGTGCAAGCAGCTGTAGATAAGATGGAAAGCGAGACTAAAGATTCCAAAGCAACTAGAGAAGAAATGGCTTTAGTGAATAAATTAGGAATTTATAGTTTACTTTCTCAAATTAACTCTAAGTCATTAGAAGATATTAAAAGTATTTTACAAAACTTTAAGAATGTAGAGGATGCATCTAGACAACAACTAGGTAATCAGATCTATCAAAGAGCCAGAAGAAATAGAGAGATAAAAGAGGGTACTGACAATTTAATGTCTGAGTCTTTCAATGACATAATCACTAGTGATCGTACTACCTTTAGACCTGTTAGTAATGAGGAAAAAACAACATTTGGTACTAAGGTATTAGATAAGTGGGATGGTAACTCTGAAAGCACAGTAGAGGTTGATGGCAAGACATTTAGAGTTGTTATCGAAGAAACTGTAAGTGAAAAAACTAAAAAGATATCTACTAAAAATGTTATTCAAATACAGGAGAAAGAGTTTTTAACTGAAGATGAAATTAAAGACAACTGGGCTTCCTTAAGAGAAAGAATTTTAAGTGCTAAAGGTAAAGATAAGGCAGCAGGAAAAATTGTAAATGAAATGCTTAAGTCTTTCAAAAAAATAAAAGATAAAAGGTTTTATATAAAGTTTTTTAATCAGCTAGCTAAAAACCCTGCATCAAGCACCAATACTCTGCTTAGGTTAATGGAAACGAAAAACAATAAATTTTTAAGCGAAAATGTTATTGATAAGTTAGCTGACATGAGTGAGGACTATATAAGAGGAAAGTTTAATCAGAAAGATTATATGGATGCTCTGGCTAATAGTATCTTTGGTTTTGACAAAGGCATTCAGGGGGTGATGGATAATGCTTCTAAGAATGTAGACTTAAAAATGGAGAAGGGTGTTAAAAACTTTAACATTGGAGAGTTAATGAACCTATACGCTTTAATGAAAAACGAAGAGACAGCTTTAATGATTTTAGAGGGAGGCAGGGGATCTTTTAAATTTAGAAGCGATCTACAACAACAGCTTGATGAGATACTTGATTCAAAAACAAAAGAGTTTGTAGACAGGACTGTAGAGTATTTAAGTGATCAGTACTACGAAGGAGTTAATGAAGTTTATGAAGCTACTAACTATGTGTCTCTTCCTAAGACTAAAAACTATTTTCCTAGACAAGTTAAAACAGATCAAAAAACACAACAACAGTTAGTAGATGCTGTTAAAGATGGAGATTTTCATAAAGCTTTTAATGCTCAATACGCATCAGCTTTAAAAAATAGATCAGCTAACTTAGGTCAAGTGCAAACAAGAGGCAGAGACTTTTTTAGCGTCTTAGACAACCATTTTTCAGAAATGGAAAAATTTAAAGCCTATGCTGAAGGGTTAAAAGATGTAAGTGCAGTGTTTAAATCTGATGGTATTAGCAAGGCTATGCTTGTTACTGGTTCAAACAGCAGAATCTTAAAACAATTGACACAAACTATAAACCCTGAAGCACTCATGGAGTTGATGAGTAATGATCTTCTGGATAAAAACTTATCTAGGTTTACTGTTGGTGTTTTAGCATTTAAAGCTGTTCAGATATTAAAGCAGGCTACATCTTTTATTACTGCCTATGCAGATTATAATTATAATCCAAACTTCAAGCCAAAAGGTGCAGGGGGAGTGATTGCAAAAGAAATTCAAGATGCTTTAGGTTTTGCTTATGACACAGCTAGAATGGCTATAAACTATAGAAAGAATTTTCAAGAAGCTAAAAAAGTTTCAGCTACGTTTAGAGATAGAGTAGAAGATGGAGATTTGTATTCATTAGCAACTGGTATACAACGTAATAGAAGTGTATTAAATAAAGGTAAGTTTGCCAGGAAATTTGAAAAAGCTGCAGGGTGGACCACACAGGTGGGTGATCAGTTAGGTGTAATGGGGTATTTTATTAACTACAAAAGAAATATAGAAAATGGAATGTCTAGGGACAAAGCGTTAAGAGCTTTTAATAAATATAATGAAACCCAACAAACCAGGAGAGCACAAGATTTAAGTGCAATACAATTAATGAAAAGTCCATTTCTTAGACTGTTTACAGCTTTTGCATCTACATCTATACTACAGCTTAATAAGTTTATGCAAGAAAGCTATAACATGGTTATCAATAAAGACTTCAGTAAGAGAACTGTAAGGAGTATGGCTTTAAATGTAAGCTTAGCTAACGCTTTATTTTTCACAGCTGGAAACTTTTTAAGACTCACAGGAGATGAAGAAGATGAAGAGAAGTTTGTGAGAGATCTCACTGCTTATGCTACAGGGTTAAAGATGTTTCAATCTTCATTAATAATATTAGGTGACATTTTTGAAGCTGTAAATTTAATGTACCTCAACGATATGGATCCATACTCTGCTAGAAATAGAGCATCAAAGCAGTACAACCCAATAGTAGATACGTTTTTTGAGTTTTACGCTGGACTCCAAGACGTGAGTGACAAAACAAAAACTGATAAAGAAGTGGAGAGTGCATATAGAAGAATGGCTACAAAAATGCTTTATCTATCTAGTGTTAATATAGATCCACTGTTAGCAATGTCTGATCTTTTTAAAGATGACGTAGAGTTAGATGAAACTATACCAGCTATTCTAGGCTTCCCTAAAGGTGCACTAAAAGATCAAATAGATCCAGCTAAACCATTAAGATGGATAGACTTTGAAGCTTATCAGGAAAAGAAAGCTCAAGAAGAATATCATGAAAACCTTCCAGAAGTTCAGGAAATAGAAAAATTACAAAACGAAGCGAAAGAAGACGTTAACGAAGCAATTACAGAGATGCTTAAAAATAACTAACCTTCCTTCTCTAACACCACTTCGCTTAGAAAATATAGGTCGTGACTGGAAACTAAGGTGATTATATCTTGTCTCCCAGCTCTGCTGTAGAGTTTATACATCTCTGGATGACTGAAAAACTCCTTAGACACGTTCTTAGCGACCCAATCCTGCAAAGGGACCTTAGGGACTACTATCCAATACTTATGAGTTTCAAAGGCAAAAAAATCAGCCTCGCCATATAGCCACCCTTTATTACCTAACACGTTTTTTATTTCAATCCAGTGGATGTTTTCATCAGGCTTTTTGTCTTTCATTTTAACTTTCTTCAAACCCTTTACATCAACCTTGAAGTTTACTTGAACATCCCAATGTTCAAACATGTCTTGCTTCTTAGTAGGAAGTTGTGTGTTTTTAAAAAGTTTTCTAAAGCTGTCTTCTTTTAGTTGTGCGATCTTAAGTCTAGCCTTAGCACCTGTGTTGTTCCCTCTCATTGTTTTTAAGTATTAATCTTCTAACTGCACCACCTAACTCCTGGTCGTTACCATGTCTTAAAGACAAGGCTTTCAGGTCCCCCAGTAAATTCTGGTATCTAAAGTCGTTAGTTGATTTCTTAGGATGTTTATATACTGTGTCCTTTACTTGTCTGTAATAATTTAATCCTCGTTTTCTAGGTTTCTTCTTGGAGTCCATGTAGTAGTTTTTTTAATTCTATAATTTGCTTTTTTATAGCTTCCTTCATTTCTGGAAAATCATCTTCCACCCAATGCTCATAAATGTCATTGGTTCGATCATGAAGATCATCCATTGTTTGATTTACACGATTGAGTTTAATGCGTTCCCTATAATCTGGTATCATTTTGATTTATTAATTTTTTTTAAACACATAAGTTTAAGTTCATGATTCTCCTCTCTTAATCTCTCCAGCTCATTCTCCAGCTCTGTTCTGTTCATTAGGTTCATACTGCTGTCAGCTAATCTCCTTTCAAAAGCATTAGAGATGTTCTCATACTTTTCTTTAAAACTAGCATCCATAAGTAATAAAACCTCTGTGTCATTTAAATAGTGTAATATTGTGGCATGGTTTTTTAAAATGCTTCTAGCAATAAATGTTTTACCAAACCCTTTAGAAAAAAGTATATTGGCATATATCTTTCTAGCATCCACCATCTCTCTCTTTTGTGATTTCTTCATAACATCCTGGTGTAATAGATCCAGGATAATAGCCCTTAATAATTGTGTTTTGTTCATAATGTACTTGTTTTTATTAAATAAGATGTTAAAAGAATACCCCACATTGAAGCAGCACTCCATATTATAAAAAATAAAAGGTAGTCGTTATCATTTTCCATTGTAAATTTCTATATCAAAACCTAACCTTTGAAGTTCTGTCAACCTGTACTCTTGAAGTCTACTAAGTTTTCCTACTGGGGTTTTAACTTCAATGAATAAAGCTGGGCGATTAGGTTTAAGTGCGATGAGGTCTGGAATACCATTTTTATTCGTCTTCATTAATTTTAAGACGTAGTATCCTTCAGCTTCAAGTTGTTTGATTTTCTTACTTTGTATTTGACCTTCAGTCATAAGCAAATATATTAACAATAATAGTAATAGTCAAGAATAATGCGCCTCAATGTGACACCTACTACATAAGACTTTACATTTTTTTATTTCTTTTAATATGGTTTTAATTGCAAAACCTCTGTTAGATCCATCGCTTACAGCAAATCTTTTATTCTTTTTAGGGTGATGAAATTCTAACGCTTGTGTTACAAAAGTATCTGGATGAGTTTTTTGAGAATACCCACAAACCTCACAACACAAAGATTTTTTATATTCATACAACCACTTTCTATTTCTAATCCTCTTGTGTGTTTGAGATTTATGGTAACACTTTTTACATTTGTGTCTATACCATCTACTACCATCTGGCTTGGTGTTAGCAATTGGAAAAGATTCCAAATCAAACTTTTTATTACAAACCTTACATGTGCGTTTAGATCCCATCAAACATATTCTTCTTAAAATGGCTTAATGTATAATTCTTTTTACTCATGACAACCTCATATATTTTTTCCTCAATCCCCCCTCTACTAAAAACCCAATACACATCATTGCGTAGTCTATCCTTAGTAGTCATTCGATCCCTGGACTGCCAGTAACTGGTGGCACTAAAGTCAATGTTAAAGTATACCAGAGCCTCTGCTTGACGAAGGGAAATACCTTCCCTTCCACTCACTATCTGAAGGGCTATAACCTTCCCTTCACTATCAT